TCCTCGATATCCGGTCTCAATTCTTGCTACGTTGAAAGCAATATGAATGGGAATGTTAAATGAGTCGGCATATAAAATAATTGCCGAATACATTTTTTCGGCATTTGTTAATTTTTTAGGAATTACAGGATTACTGATAAATGCCGCACAAACAATAATAGATAAAAATGTCGCCGCGATTAAATAAGTTAGTTTTTTCATAGCTTTTAGTTTTTAGTATTAAGATAAATATTTTCTAATATCCATAGAGAACACCGTATCAAGTACATCCTTGGGTACTCTGAACTCCTCAAAATCGGAGTTTTCCTTTAATAATACAATGATACAACCAAAAATTTTAATATCCTCATACTTTGACCCTTTTAACATTTCTTTAAGTAATTTCCCATAAAATGGTAGTTGTAGGAAGTAGTGCCCTAGCGCATTATCGGGGTGTTTTTGAAAGGGAGACTTCATTCTTTTGGTGAATTGATTTTCCTCAAAATTCTTTGGCTTGTTTGTCTTCCAATCTGTTATGATTAAACCAACGCTCTTTTTGTCCTTACTTTCTATCACCCACACTTTATCGGGTTGTCCAGTATATCCTAACTCGGGGTCCCCTAAAACAATTTCAGTATCTAAAAGTTCAGCACCTCTTTCCTTCATTAACTTCAGGTAGTTAGTACCGGCATTTATCATACTGTCACCTTTCAGTGTTTGAGTAAAGTCACATTCAAACATAGGCTCCCTTACCTCCTTATCATGACCAAACATGTCGAGTATTTTCTTCTCAAGAAGAAAGTGAACCCTACTTCCCATATTGGTAGAATAATCACCAGCGGCTTTCCATTCGGCAAGTAATCTTTGTTGTTCTACGACATCACCTTTCGCCTTCTTTAATGATATTTCTTCTGCAGGAAACTCCTCATAAAACTTTTTCAATAATTTAGACACCGACGGAAAATCACTTCTAATTTTTCCATTTGAATCTTTCATAAAGTATTTGTGTTCTTCCTCTATGAAAGTTAATTCAATATCTTTACGTCTATTGTTCAGGATTTCCCTTAATTCTTCTGATATTTTTTTCAAACTCATGTTAATCTTTGATTTGTGTATAGTATTCATCTATTTGTCCTTTTAGGTCACATACGTCCTTATCTTTAGGTAGATGAATAATTTTTATTTTACCGTATAATTTACCACCATTTAACTCACGATATAGTTTTACCGCATTGTCCCAAGCGTCCCCATCCAAGGCTATTATAATATTCTTTTTAACTTTATCATAAAGAGTATTGAACAACAACTCACTCATATGTTTTCCGAGCATGGGAATACTATTAGGTAAAAAGAAACCATCGAAGACACCTTCAACCAGATAGACATCCTTTTTCCAATCAATAAGATGTTGATTGAATATAATCTTATCTTTCTCGGCTTGTGGGTTTTTGTACTTGGCTCTTGACTTGGGGTCCCAACTTCGAGCAATGTAATAATTCAATTCACCTTCAATGTCATAAGAGGGAACAACAATTCTACCGGCGTGACTACCCTTATCACAAAATCCTATTGAGTATTTTTCAATTATCTCATCGGTTATGCCCCTTGTTTTCAAATAGTTATAAGCTTGTTTATAAACAGGGTAAATTGGGTTTGAGTCCTTGAATAAAATAAAACTCTCGGGTAACCTTAATTTTTGTTTTGGTTTTTCTTTTGGTTTGGTGTCTTCGGGTTTAAAAAGTTTATATACTTTCTTATGTTTTTTGTTTCCGTAAAGGTCAATCAGTTTTCCAAGGGCTCCATGGGTACCATTAGTTTCAGCACAACTCCAACACTTATATACGTGTTGTAAGTAATTGACTTCGAGATTACCTTTGTTTCTTTCTTCGTCGCATACAGGGCAGTTGAAGGATATTTGACCTCGGTACTCATAGTGTTGTCTCTCGTCACCAAGAATTTCCCTTAATAATTCAACCAGTATTTCTTTTTCATCTGACATCAGGTAAAAATAAGGGATAAATTAGTTACAATCAACCTTCACAAGTTTTACCACCCTATTATATTTATGAATATAAAAAATTCATAATGCCAACAGAAGTTGTAATAAACGGTTTATCAGGTCAAAGTCCATTCAATGTTTACTTATGCGACAATCCCACCACTTCATGTATTTATATTAATACAATAACTGGTGGTACATTCAACTTTGAAATTCCTGATATCTTTAACGGTCAGACATCCTTTAATTTGAGAATTACAACAAATAACGGGTGTGAGATTTTCCAAAATTTGACAATATAATATGCCAACTTGTTTATATTCAACACTATGCATTCACGATACAGGTATTCCTAACTTAGATGATACCTATATACTTCAACCTGGGTCGTTTAATGATAACTCATTTTATTTTGGTCAAACAACTAATAATGTCATTTTTTTTAATGCCGGTGGTTACTGGTGTTTATCTGATTATATAGATGGTCCTTGTTATTTAAGCGGGAGATATCCTTGTACAAGTAACTGTCCTGATTTATGCGATGATTATTTGATTAGAGGTGGTTGTCCTCCACCTGAGCCTCCACCTGTCAATCCATGTGAAATCATAGATTTTGAAGCCTTCTTCGATTGTGAAGTTGAGATTACCCCAACTCAAACTCCAACAATGACATCCACCCCTACGATGACTCCTAGTCCGACCTCAACATCATTATGCCCTTTATATGTTGATGCAAGTATTCAATCATACACCCCAACTCCAACGGTTACTCCAACTTTTACACCTACAGCTTCACGACAAATTACTCGAGATTGTGGTTTTATGGGGGATGTTACTTTTAATACTATAAACTCAACAATTGATTGTCCTTTTGCGGTAGAATTTCAAGACTGTTTCAATGGCGCCAAGTATTATTCATCTACCTCGGTTGATAGACCTGAAGGCGGAAGTTTAGAGCAATTTATGATTTATCAATCCATTGTTGATGGGGTAAGAAGATGTATATCTTATGTTGGTGTAAATTCAAACATAATCGGTGCTAGTACAATTTCTTTTATTTCAAATCTAATAGGATATTCTAATTTGGGTCAATGTTCAAGTTGTTTAGAAGTTTTAACACCAACTCCAACACCAACACCTTCAATAACCCCAACAATTACATTAACATCAACTTCAAATAAACCTGAACCACCGGCAGCTTCGAACACTCCAACCCCAACTAAAACCAAAACTATTTTGTATTATACATATCAACAATGTGGTACTAACGTGAGAATATGTCAACCTATTCCTGCGATTGAGGGATTATTAGTAAATCAAGTATTCCGTGTAGGTCCTACAGGTGCTTATAGAGATACTTGTTGGAGTTTACATATGATAAGCACATTCTGTCAAACAATGAACCCTAACTTTGAGACTTATGTGTTCAACACTAACCAATTCCCATCTGTTGTAAATTTGATTTTCTCTGATTGTAGTAAATGTTTAACAAATTCACCATCAACAAATCCTCCGGCACCCTCAAACAGTCCAACACCTACACGAACTCCAACACCAACAAGGGCTCCTCAGGTTCAAGCATGTAAACCTCACACTGTTATTGTATCAACAGGTCCTTGTAATATATGTTACCATCCAAACGTATCACCTCTATACCCAGAACCTACAAATACAACAATGTATTCTCCAAGTGACTCTTTAGTACCTGGCTCTATATTATACGTGAACTCAACATGTACCACACCGATATCCGCATTCCAATATATCAAAGCTCTTTCCTCATCAGGAGGGGCTCTAACTCCAACTATGGTATCTTTTGGTGGAGGAATAATAAGTAATTATTCATGTTCACAATGTTATTAGAATAAATAAACCAATACAAAAACAATGAATTAATTATTTATAAAAAAACTTGGTTAAAAACTAATGAGGACTATTACACTATATAACATAACAGGAGTAAACCCTCCTTTTATTGTATATATATGTGACGTATTAGGTGGTGATTGTATTGAGGTTTTACAGGTGGTTGATTTCGTACCGCCATCTATAACTATTACCGTACCATCAGTATTTGATGAAGTATCTGCAGTAGGTGTTAAAATTGTTACATCTGATGGTTGTGAAAGATTTGAAACGGTATTATGTGATATAATCGCCAGCCCTACCCCAACTAATACAATTACACCAACAATAACTCCAACCAATTCCCCAACTTCTTTAACTAACACTCCAACTCCAACTGTCACTCAAACACCAACAAATACTCAAACAGTAACTCAAACACCAACCAATACTCGAACAGTAACTCAAACACCAACTGAAACACCAACTAATACTCCTACAGTAACCCAAACAGCAACCATGACCCCAACTCAGACAGGAAATGGTTGTTTCTGTTATTTTGTTACTATTACAGAAAATGACATTCAAAGCGCCTCAGGAAACACTGATAGTAATTTAGATGGTGTAGTAAATGTAGTATATTACGACTGTATTGAAGGGGTTATCACTAGCGCAATAACATCATCCGGAATTTATAACATTTGTAATAAAGCTTCCGAAACAAGTGAAACTTTCAACATAAATGTTTTAATATCATACACACAGGATGATGAAAATTATAGTAATTTAGTAGACCCTTTATTTGTAAGTAGTACTTTCTTTTCAGATAATTCATCATGTGCAGTAAATGGTGATTGTATACTTCCAAGTAATACACCTACACCAACCCCCACTCCAACTCCAACAAATAACGGTTGCTTTTGTTATTTTGTATATGTTTCACAAACAGACATTGACAACTCTTTTGGTAATACTGACCCAAGTAATGATGGTGTTGTAACAATTTTATATGTTAGTTGTCTTGAAGGTTTGACAAGGGTAAATGTCACAACGTCAGGTTGGGTCGCTTTATGTATCAATGCTTCAGAGTCTTTTACTACTTTGGGGATTTACGTTTTAATATCCTATTCCCAAAACAATGAGTCATATAATAATAAAAATGATGTAATTCATTCTTATTTTACCACAGATAATATCAATTGTGGTCAAAATGGTGACTGTGTTTTACCTAGTAACACTCCAACTCCTACTCAAACCAAAACACCTACCGCGACTACCACTATTACACCAACAAATACCTCTACACCAACTCAAACACCAACAGTAACCCCAACTATAACTCCAACAAATACAACAACACCAACAGCATTTGCAACAAGAACGGCAACAAATACCGTAACCCCAACTAACACTCCCACAAATACAGTAACTCCTACAACCACCCCTATTGAAAGTCCGACTCAAACTCCAACTAATACGCCTACAAATACAGTAACTCCTACAAATACAACGACCGAGTCCGCAACACCTACGGTAACACCAACCCCCACCACCACTGAGTCAGCAACACCTACAAATACCGTAACTCCAACTAATACTCCTACAAATACAAGGACTGTAACTCCAACTAATACACAAACGATAACTCCAACTAATACATCAACAAACACACCCACAACCACTGAAACCGCAACCCCAACCAATACTCAGACACAAACAAATACTCAAACAATAACCCCGACCAATACCTCAACAAATACACCTACTAATACAGTTACTCCAACTGAAACACCTACTAACACATCGAGCCCAACACCAGGTGAAAGTCCAACTCCTACAAATACACAAACTCCTACAACAACAGAGACTGCTACTCCGACTAATACAGTCACACCAACTAATACTGAAACACCTACCAATACACCAACTAAAACTTCTACCAACACTCCGACTAATACTCCGACCGAAACTTCAACTAACACTCCAACTGTAACTGAAACACCAACTAACACTCCAACTCCAACGTTAACACCAACTTCATATCAATGTAACTGTTTTCTTTTCACTGCTGTTGGTGGGTCTGGTATTGTAACATATACCGACTGTAATCAAATACAGGTCGGACCTATATTTTTAAATAGCTCAGGACCTCAGTCATCAATCAGAGTCTGTGTTTCAAATGAAATTTATACAATAGGCGGCTCTATTGTTGTGTCCAGTTTTGGCTCTTGTATTGATGGTTTTTGTCCTACTCCAACACCAACTCCTACAACAACAGAAACCCCGACTAATACACCAACACCAACAAATACCGAAACCCCGACTAATACTCCGACCGTAACTCCAACTAAAACTTATTATCCTCCAGCAATAAGATGGTTTAGCGGATGTTGCTTCCCTTATCAAGTTTTTGAAGTTTTCAATATTCCTGGTGAAATTGCTGTAAATATAATACCTGGCGATGTCTATTTTATTGAAACTGAGGGGTTTGTGGGGTGTGTAACAAGTATCAATGAAGTAGGGTTTGTTCCAAGTTATTTATTTACAAATATAACCCCTGAGTTTGACTGTGAGTCCTGCTCTTCAACAAATCCTTGCCCAAGTCTAACTCCTACTCCAACATCTACCGTAACCCCAACAGAAACTCCTACAAATACCGTTACTCCTACAAATACTGTAACACCAACTAACACAGAAACTCCTACAAATACTGTAACACCAACTAATACCATTACTCCAACTAATACTGAAACATCAACCAACACTCCTACTGTAACAGAAACTCCAACTAATACACCAACCATTACCTCGACTGAAACTTCAACAAATACTCCAACCGTAACTGAAACGTTAACTAACACTCCAACAAATAGTGAAACTCCAACAAGTACTGTTACTCCAACAAATAGTGAAACTCCAACTAACACCGTTACACCAACTAATACTGAAACCCCAACAAATACAGTAACCCCTACTGAAAGTCCAACCCCTACAAATACCGAAACACCCACAAATACCCCGACAGTAACACCCACAAATACCCCGACAGTAACACCATCACCTTTAATTTGTATTGATTGTAGTGAATCAGGTTATACCTATATTTTTGATTGTGGCCCATCTCCTTCAGTAACTAGAACGCCGACCGTAACACCTACGGTAACTCCGACTAATAGTCAAACACCAACTAACAGCCCTACAGTCACACCAACTAATACAGTCACACCAACTAATACTGAAACACCAACTAACACCCCAACAATTACTCCGACAGCAACAATCACCCCAACTAATACAGTCACTCCATCTGTAACTCCCACCATAACTCCTTCGGGTATATTTTGTCAAGATTGTGGTGAGTCAGGATACACATATATTTTTGACTGTGGTCCAACTCCAAGTATTACTAGAACCCCAACGAATACCCCAACTAATACTACAACCACGACTCAAACACCTACAAACACTGTAACTCCAACTATCACCCCAACAAATACCGAAACTCCTACTAATACACCAACTGTAACTCCAACTAAAACTTATTATCCTCCAGCAATAAGATGGTTTAGCGGATGTTGCTTCCCATACCCAATATTCGAAGTATTTACAATTCCTGGTGAGATTGCTGTAACGATAACAACAGGTGATACACTTTATGTTGATTCAATTGGTTTTGTAGGGTGCGCTGAAGTTATAGAACAGACAGAAGCCCCTAACGCTTATTTATATGTAGGATTTACTGCCCAAACTAGTTGCTCAGGATGTTCAGAAAATTATCCTTGCCCGAGTTTAACTCCAACTCCAACAAATACTCAGACCCCTACCGAGACTCAAACCCCAACGGTAACTGAAACACCAACTTCAACTGTAACCCCTACAAATACTCAAACTCCTACTGAGACTCCAACAATAACTCCATCAAAAACATCACCGCCACCATGTGATTTAGTGGTAACATTTATAAGTACTGAATCAATAAATGCAAATACTGAAATTAATATTTGGTTTGATAACTCAGGTTCTATGGATTCTACAAAAAATCCTTTAGAAGTTATGGTTGCACCTGGTGGTCAATTTGAGACTTGTTTAATAGGAGTTTATAACAATGACCCTGTTCTTTATAATGAAAGAGTAAAAATACTGGAGATGAATACTCCTGGTTCATGGAATTATAACGAAAGATTTGTAAAGTGTTTAGCAACTCCAAGAAATTTCAATAGATTAGTAGATACCGATGTTAGTTTAGTGATAAACTTAATATTCCAAGATGAAAGCTCGGGTGTTTATACAAGTGGTAATAACTTTGACCCATCAATTCCTCCAATAGATTCAGAATATGCAATAGATACCGCAAATTTGAGAAGTTTATTACCATCTTTAACATACGGATTTAAGGGGGTCGTTTTCGCAGTAAATAACGAATTATATCCTACATTCCAAACCTTAGTACAAACAACTTTTGTAGACGCCGGTATCTACTCACCACCTAACAATGTAAGTGATTATTATTTAACAAATTTCAATTACCAATTAGGTATAAACAACGGAGATACTCCATCATATTATTATAATTTGATTATCTCCACTTTAAATTCTTTGGGTATTGTAACACCAGGATGTTAATATATATAGTAGGATGCCAACAGTACTCATAGAATCAATAAATTACACAGGTCAACTTGGGGATATCACGTTTTACCCTCAAACTGGTGGTACCATTTCGGTTGGTATTCAGTTAATACCTTTTTATTATGTAAATGAGTATGTATATGGTGAATATCAGGTTTGTTTTACATCATTTGATATTTGTTGTAATTTCACTTTGCCAGCACCATCCAATACTCCAACTCCAACACAGACTCAAACACCAACAAACACCCCTACTGAAACCGTAACTGTAACTCCAACTAATACGGAAACACCAACTAATACTGTTACTCCAACAAATACAATAACTTCAACTAATACTTTAACTCCTACAAACACAACAACTGAAACAGCAACCATAACTCCGACTAATACTCCAACTAATACAGAAACACCTACAAACACTGTAACCCCCACAAATACATCTACGGTAACTAACACTGTAACACCTACGTTAACTGTTACTCCTACAGTATCGCCTGTTACTTGCGAATGTTTCTTATTTACAGTTTTAGGAGACTCATATCCGGTTTTTTACACCAAATGTGGTTCAGGTGGTGTGGTTGAGGTTGAATTAGTGTCATTGTCAAGACCTCTCAGGGTTTGTTTAGAAAATAGTGGGTTCACCGCAAATACCGCGGTTCAAGTTGCAAATTTAGGTTCTTGTATCAATGGTCAATGCGCTACTCCAACTCCAACTCCTACTAATACTCAAACACCTACGAATACAATTACCCCCACCATAACTGCCACAAATACTGAAACCCCTACTAATACTCCGACTGAAACACCAACTCCAACTAGTACTATAACTCCAACTATTACCATAACCCCTACAAATACTGAAACTCCGACTAATACTGTCACTCCTACAAATACAGAAACACCTACGAATACTCCAACTGAAACAGTAACCCCCACAAATACTGAAACCCCTACAAATACCGTCACTCCAACAACTACTGAAACACCAACCAATACAGTAACACCTACTGAAACGGTGACTCCAACAACTACTGAAACTCCGACTAATACCCCTACTGAAACAGTAACTCCAACAACTACTGAAACTCCGACTAATACTGTTACACCTACAAATACGGAAACTCCGACTAATACTGTTACCCCTACAAATACGGAAACACCAACTGAAACAGTAACCCCAACCAATACTGAAACACCAACAAACACACCCACTCCAACTTCAACTCCATTTTGTATTGAAACTTGTGACGCTTTATATATTGATAGTCGTTCTTTTGTTTTCGCCTATAATAATGTAACTCAAACCTCAACATTAGTCCCCATACCAGGTACACCATTCAATGATATCGCCCATAGTTCAACCAAACTTTTCATATCATCCTCAAATAGAATAAGAAGATATAATTTTTCAATTTGTCCATTCTCTGTAACTTTCTTAGACGAAATCACAAGAATAAATTTAGGTGATGCTCTTTTTGCAATAGATGACAATACTTTAATTATAACAAATACCTCTGACCCGTCTCAAGAAGTTGTTCAAGAATTAAATTTCGCAGCAAATACCGTAACTGTTAAATTCCCATTAGAATTAGGTTGGCTCGTTAGAGGTGATTTTATTCTCACAACTACTAATAAACTTATAGTCTCGATGTACCGAGGTTTGAATAATTACATTTTACAATATGATTATTCGACAGGTGTAAGAGAAGTTTTATTTCAGGTTACCCAAATAATTGCCGGTTTCTTTGAATTTGGTGGTTCGATTTATGCAGTAGATACATCAGGTTTTATATATTTAGCAACCCTCGACTCTCCATGGGGGTTATCAACAACCGCTTTCAATCAATTAACTTATACCGGTGCGGTCAAAGGAACAACACAATTATTGTCTTGCCTCCCAATAAATTTCAATCAAGTAACTCCAACTCCAACACCAACACAAACCGCAACGCCAACACCAACTAACACTGAAACCCCGACTAATACCCCTACGCCAACAAATACAGAAACTCCAACTAACACCGTTACTCCTACAAATACAGAAACCCCAACTAATACTCCTACAAATACAGAAACACCTACGAATACTGTTACTCCAACAGTGACTGAAACACCAACTAATACTGTCACACCTACGAATACGGAAACTCCGACTAATACTATAACGCCAACAAATACTGAAACTCCTACTAATACTATAACGCCAACAAATACTGAAACTCCTACTAATACTGTTACCCCTACGAATACAGAAACGCCCACGAATACTGTTACGCCAACAAATACTGAAACACCCACAAATACAGTTACACCAACAATTACTCCGACAAATACCGAAACACCAACTAATACACCAACTGTAACTCCAACAAAGACTTATTATCCACCATCGATAAGATGGTTTAGCGGATGTTGCTTTCCGTATCCGATATTCGAAGTATTTACAATTCCTGGTGAGATTGCTGTGACAATTATTACCGGAGATACACTTTATGTTGATTCAATTGGTTTTGTAGGATGTGCTGAAGTTATAGAACAGACAGAAGCTCCAAATGCATATCTTTATGTAGGATTTACCGCCCAAACTAGTTGCTCAGGATGTTCAGAAAATTATCCTTGCCCAAGTTTAACTCCAACTCCAACAAATACCGTCACTCCAACCATAACTGTAACACCAACAAATACTCAAACACCTACAGTCACTGAAACCCCAACTAACACTGAAACTCCGACTAATACTGTAACTCCTACAAATACAGAAACTCCTACAAACACTGTAACTCCAACAACTACTGAAACTCCGACTAATACCGTAACTCCAACAACTACTGAAACTCCGACTAATACCGTAACTCCAACAACTACTGAAACTCCGACTAATACTGTTACCCCTACAAATACGGAAACACCTACAAATACTGTAACTCCATCGGTGACTGAAACGCCTACGAATACTGTAACCCCAACAAATACAGAAACTCCGACTAATACTGTAACCCCAACAAATACAGAAACTCCGACTAATACTGTCACACCTACGAATACAGAAACACCAACTGAAACTCCAACTAATACCGTTACTCCTACACCAACTGAAACTTTATGTTGTACATCTTGGGAATTAGTTGGTGGGTTTGGCGCCCAAATTGATAATGGGTTTGTTATTAAACCACCTTTAAGAGTAGGAGATGATTTTGCATTTATACCAACTAATGTACCGTCTCCAATCGTTCTAGTTGGTCAAGTTTTGGAATTGATTAGTGTTAACCCTTCTTTGCCACCCCAATATTTTACAATTTTAACTGCTACGTTTAGCCCTATAAATTCGTCCTACATATTAACATTTACCCCATCTTTAACAATTGATTTAGGGAGCATTTTTAATTCAATAATTTATAACATATATGAGTCAAGTACTTTATTCCGAGTTTTTGATTGTGATGGGACTACTTATCCTGTAAATTTAAATCTTGGTGAAACTTCAACAGTTATATGTTCATATAATGTTGAGGTAGTTTCGGGCTTTGGTACCGCAACTCCTGACCCGGCATGTGTATGTGCAACTAGAACTCCAACTCCTACACCTACTCCAACAATTACCCCCACTGAATCAGTAACTCCAACCAATACTGAAACCCCAACCAACACCCCAACTCCGACGGTAACCGAAACTCCAACTAATACCGTCACAGAAACACCTACCCCTACAAATACGGAAACACCTACAAATACCGTTACTCCTACAAATACGGAAACACCTACAAATACCGTTACTCCTACAAACACAGAAACTCCAACCAATACCCCTACTAACACCCCTACTAACACACCAACTTCTACCGTAACTCCAACGATAACACCGACTAATACAGAAACACCGACTAATACACCAACAAATACCCAAACTCCTTCAATAACACCAACAACAACAACTTATTATTGTTACCCAATTGCTTTTGGTAATAGTCAACTACCTGCCACATTATCTGTCGCCATGACTACCAATTCAGGTCAAAATTGGCAAATAGTTTATGATTTCCCAACAATTAACATCAACGATGTCACTAATATGACTAGAGGGTATTTAAACGGTGAATCAGTTTATGTTTTTGTTAATAATTCTAATGTTCATTATAGTTACAATGGTCAAATTTGGTACATCATATCCACTTCTCTTACTTTAACTGATAGTATACAACTTTCATTTGGTAGGGACGTATCAGATAACTACATCTGGCAATTATTTGGTTATGATGGTGTTAGTTATTCAATGTATTATTCTTATGATTTGACATCATGGACTCAGTCTAATATATATAACCCTGCGGTAGATGGTTGGGCAAATTCTTCGAATAATCTTAAAAATGATACATTAGTCTATGGTTGGGATAATAATTTCAACCACTTATGGATTCAATGTTTTCAACCTTTACTTGGGGGATATAATCAAGTAATATCATATGATGGTATTAATTGGTCAGGTATAACTGCCGGTAGTAATTCACCGAGGATATCATTCGGTAATGGTGTTTGGGTAAAATCAACCTCTGACACTTCAACTACTCCTGTATCATACTCATATGATGGTATAAATTGGAGTTTGTCTACCTTAGTTTTATCCGAAATTAGGATAGTCAGATGTGTAAATTTTGGTCAGAACAATTTTGTTATTGGGTTTGAGTCAATTGATGATTTGTATTATTCAAATGATGGTATTAATTGGACTCAATCGAATTTAGTTTCATTTGATATTTCAAGCACAATCGAGCAAGTACAATATGATGGTATTAATAACATCTGGTACGGAGTCCAAAGTAGTGTAGAAACACCTTTCGCATTTTACTCATTAAATGACGGTGTCACTTGGTTTGCCACCTCAACACCCGACACTTTATTATCTCCTGAAGATGTTGATACTTGTTGGGTACAATTACCTACTCCTATACAAACAAGAACAACAACTCCCACACCTACACAAACCTCTACAATAACACCTTCAAATACGGAAACACCGACAAACACCCCTACGGTGACCGTAACACCAACAGTAACTGAGACATTAACATCTACTCCAACCTCCACACAATCGGTTTGTATTGATAATTGTGATTTGCTATACTGGGGTTCGAATAATTTGTATTTTTATGATATTTCAGGTAACGTAAGATATCTTTTACCAATTACTAATCCAGGTTGGGTTGTTGGTGGTCTTGCTCATACTTCAACCAAACTATGGTTAAGCAGACAACCGGTCACAAGTAGAGAAATAAAAGAATATGATTTAACTTTATGTAATTATAGTATAAGTCCAGTTATAAGAACGATAAATTTACCTTGGAATTCATCATTCGGTCTTTTTGCGATAGATAATAATACATTGTTATTAGGAAGAAGGAATACAAGTGTAACACAAGACGAAGTATTTGAATTAAATATATCCGTAACTCCTCCGATACCCACTTTCAAATTTTCATTACCAACATTTAGAAGGATTGAGGACATTGTTTTAACCACAAATAATAAAGTTTTGATTATTAGCGGTTTCCAAAGTGCTCCGACTGAGATTATGTGGTTATCCCAGTTTGATTATTCATCATCATCGAGTATTCCTGAAGTTGATATTTCTTTACCAAATATTACTGGCGGGTGGACCGGTATTTTTCAGTCAGGTGGTAATTTATATATAACAAGTGACGCAACTGGTGAATATTATCAAGTTGGTTTATCCGAACCATATACATTAACTTTAGCCGGTAGCGTTCTAGGTGGTGTTACTGACATGTCTCAATTAGCCGAATGTATTACTTTATCATTACAGTTACCGACACCATCTCCAACCCCAACAAACACTCAAACTCCAACATTGACACCCACTGTAACTGAAACCCCAACTAATACCGTAACCCCAACTAATACTATAACACCTACTATAACTGAAACCCCAACTAATACCGTAACCCCAACACAAACAATTACTTCAACTCCAACTAATACAGAAACTCCTACGAATACTGTTACCCCAACTAATACCATTACTCCTACAAATACGGAAACACCAACGAATACCGTTACCCCAACTAATACTGTAACACCAACAATTACTCCGACAAATACTGAAACACCAACTAATACACCAACTGTAACTCCAACGAAGACTTATTATCCACCAGCTCAATTATGGTTTAGTGGATGCTGCTTCCCATATCAAATATTCGAATTATTTACAATTCCTGGTGAAATTGCATCAACAATTACTACAGGCGATACACTTTATGTTGATTCAATTGGTTTTGTAGGTTGTGCTGAAGTTATAGAGCAGACAGAAGCTCCAAATGCATATCTTTATGTAGGACTTACTGCACAAACTAGTTGCTCAGGATGTTCAGAAAATTATCCTTGCCCAAGTTTAACACCAACCCCAACAAATACTCAGACACCGACTAATACTCAGACTCCAACTGTAACTGAAACACCAACTTCAACTGTAACTCCTACAAATACTCAAACGCCAACAAATACTCAAACGCCTACTGTAACTGAAACTCCAACTAACACTGTTACACCAACTAATACTCAAACTTCAACAACTACTATAACACCAACTAATACTCAAACTTCAACAACTACTATAACGCCAACATCCACTGAAACTCCAACTAACACCCCAACATCTACAGAAACACCAACTAACACCCCAACTCCTACGGTTACCCCAACTTCTAATAATTGTAATTGTTTCACATTCTTCAATACTTCAACTTCACAAACAGGTACAGTAAATTACACTGATTGTAATGGAATTTCGTCTTCATTGAATGTTTCAAATGGTGACTACGCGAGTGTATGTCTCCGTAATAGTGCTTACACAACTTCAGCACAAATAACTGTTGTTTATTATAATGGTGATTGTAGTGTGAGTTGTCCTGTGGTATCAAGACAATCTTGTGATGTATTCACATTAGGTTTTTCTAACAGAATAATTTATAACTACGACCCAATCACAAACACCGCGTTTCCTTTACCAATAACTTTAGGAGCCTCGTCTATTGTTGATATTGCAACTAACGATAGCTACCTTTGGGTGTTAGGTACTTTTGCAACTACGTTTTTATTAAAAGAATTTGTATTCACGAATAATCCTTTCACAATATCTTTCTCAAGAGATATCTTATTCACAGGGTCTACAAGTCCTTCAACTCTTACTTCAAATGGTTTAGCGGTCATTGATAATAATAATTTAGTATCATCAACAGGTGCTTCTCAAAACTCGATTGTTAATATTAATATATCGTCAAATAACGCCGTAATTACACATTTGTTTTCATTATTACCTTCGGGAAGAGCTTTACGAGGTGATTTGATTTATACCAATACAGGAAAGTTCATAATGCATACATACACTGGTGGAACGTCACCTCAATCATATTTTAGTCAATATGATTCTTCAGGTAATTTAGAATTGGATTTTGTGTTTGGTAATGCAGGAAATGGGTATTCTTTCTATATTTATAACGATAGTATTTATGTAGCATTTTGTGACTCAACTGCAAAAACAAGAAGATTCTTCAATTTAGAATTTCCTTATTCTTCTACTCTTTTATCTGACATGCCAATAACAAACAATGGTATGGCGCAACCTTTGGTTTGTTTAGATGTTAATTTTATAAAAGTAACTCCAACACCGACAAACACCCCTACAAATACCCCAACTCCTACCGTTACATCAACTACCACTCAAACTCCAACTAATACATCAACCCAAACACCGACTAATACATCGACTCAAACTCCTACTAATACTCCTACTAATACTCAAACTCCGACTAATACAACCACACAAACTCCAACTAATACCCAAACACCAACTAATACAACCACACAAACTCCAACTAATACAACCACACAAACTCCAACTAATACAACCACACAAACTCCAACTAACACTTTGACTCCAACAAATACGAGAACACAAACTCCTACTAATACTTTAACTCCTACTAATACATCAACTCAAACTCCTACTAATACATCAACTCAAACTCCTACTAATACACAAACTCCTACTAATACAAGAACTCAAACTCCTACTAATACACAAACTCCAACAAATACAACCACACAAACCCCAACTGTAACTATAACTCCGAGTCAAACATCTAATTTATCAGCATGCACATGTTACAATTTCTTTAATAATACAACGAGTAGCGGTTCTGTAGAATATTATGATTGTAATGGTGTATTTAATAATGTCACTATAACAGGAGCGTCATACGCTCAACTTTGTGTTTTGGGGGACCCAACAAGTCCTCAATATACCGCAACGACTCAAATAGGTGTAATATATCAACTTGGTGATTGTACGGTATCTTGCCCATCTCTAAATTTTGACGCTTGTACAACATTTTATTTAAGTAGACCACAAATTACCGGAATAAGTAGTTTGGTATATAGTTATGATTTTTCAACTAATATTTCTATTCCAATACCTATAAGTAGAAATTCAGACAATCAGCCAGATGGTTTAGCAAATACCTCGAATAAAATGTGGATATGGGGAGTTACGGGTGGCACCGGCGTTATTTTGGAATATAATATAACACTGTCACCTTTCACATCAACATATTTTAGAACAATCCCATCACCCCCAGGTACTTTTGCAACTAACAATGGTTTATTTGCCATTGATGATTCTACTTTGTTATTATTTTCAGGAACAGGAGCTTCTCGTTCAGTAATAACTTTAAATACTAATACAGGAGTAAGAACAAAATTATTTGATTTATTTAACTCAAATAGACGAGAATCGAACGATTTAATATTGACTCAAACAGGTAAAATAATTACATGTACTTATGATAATGTATTATTGAGAAATTATATAACTCAATACGATTTATCCGGTAATGTTGAGGTGGACATCCAGTATGCCCCACCTTCAGGAGGACCTTCAACAAACCCACAAGGGTTTTCAATTTTTATTAATTCTGGTAATTTTTACATAGTTCCGTCCAGCTCGATAAATGGTCAAATTGTTCAAGTTAATTTGAGTTCACCATACTCATTTAGTTTGGTATCTTCAAAAAGTCTTATAACTATAGTAAGGGATATGTCACAATCACCACAATGTATAGATGTTGAATTTATCCCGACAACACCTACCCCAACTCCAACTAACACTCAAACGCCAACAATTACTTCAACAATGACAGTTACACCAACTAATACAGCTACGATTACTTTAACTAGAAGTGTAACTCCAACGATAACGGTAACACCAACAACAACTGTTACATTAACTAGAAGTGTAACACCGACTATGTCAGTAACACCAACAACAACTGTTACATTAACTAGAAGTGTAACACCGACTATGTCAGTAACACCAACAAGAACATCAACACAGACCCCTACTATGTCCATAACACCAACAACTACAATTACACCAACAATAACCAATACTCCAACTTCTACAAGTGTAGATTTATCCGAATATTCTTTACCTTTCATGGTTGGAACAACAGGAAGTTCAGTGGGTGTTCTGTCAAGATACAATGTTTCTACAAATACCTTTCAGATTTTGAATTTGAGTATAAGTTTTTATAATACGGATGTTGCTTGTACCACTTCAAAACTTTGGTTATCGTCAGCCGGAAGTGGGGCTGTCATTAGAGAATATAACTATATTGCAAATCCTTTTTCAGCATCCACTATCCAAAGGACTCTTAATGTTGGATTTACTATAGGACAAGGTCTCGCTGTGAGGTCCTCGGGTGGTGTCGATTATTTAATAGTTAATAGTGGCTCAACCACCAGCACCATAATAGAATTAAATATTTCAGCAACTACCGCAATTCCTACCGTTAAATTTACTTTACCAAATACTTATCTTGTTTTACCTGATATGATTTACACAAACACCGGTAAATTAATAATAAGCGCATATTCAGGTGGTGTTCAAAATAATAGAGTTATAATACAATATGATTACGCAACAGGAGTTGAGGAATTAAGATTTGTTCCATCTTCTCAAAATTTGGCATTATTTACAAGTGGCTCAACTATGTATGGTATGCAAAATAACATACAAAATATTAAGGGTGTTAATTCATTTAGTCTTAACTCTCCTTACACAATTACCCCACTGTCTTCGGCACCTTTATTATACAACATTAATGGTGTAGCACAACCACCTGAAACAATAAATATAAATTTTAACCCACCATAAAAATAAATTAAAAGTATTTATAGAAATAATATAAAAATATGTCATTTTCCGCATTAACATGTATGACCGTGACTGGCGAAACCATGTTGCCAGATGCAACCATACTTGCGTATGCAAATATTGATGATTATACTGATTTTTTTGCAACAATACCTTTATCAGCGATAACAGGTAATGAATGTCCTTTTGTTCTTACAGGCATACCCGATGGTACAACTGTAATACTATTAAGAGACCCAAACTCAGCTTGTTGTCTTTACATAACAATAATATGTTGTGACTATAAACAATTTCAACATGGATTATGTTTTGAATTTCAGGATTATGAGTCATATTACTTTCAAGACCAACCACAATAAAGATATATAAAATAATTAACTAATATGTTTCTAACACAAAGACAACAAGCGGTAAGTGTAAATCCAACTGATTATATTCACATAGTGAATACCGCATCTACCGTTACAAATGCCGCAGGTGACTCATTCAAAGCTCAAATTTCTCAAATATTCGAGCTAACATCAGATTGTTGTTTAACTGCAGGTACTGTTTCGGATGGTACTTTGACTTTTATAAATTCATCGGGAAATGTTGCATTTTCTGTATCAGGTTTTAATTTCACTGGTGGTTCAGGTAACTGTATTAATCAATTGTACGTCAACGAAATATATCCATGTGTAACTAATATAAGAATACAACCTTTAAGTTCAGGAAATACTTATTTCGGTATATTCAGTGGTTTCACAGTTGACCATACTAGTGACCCTGGTTCTACAAGGATAGGATTAAACACAGAAACACCTGAACATACTTTTGATTTTTTTAGTTATGATGGTAGGTCAAGATTTTACTATGATGAAAATGCCAATGGACTACATACGGTAACATTATTAGGTGACGATACAATCGTTGCAGGTGTTGGTGCTTTTTCAGAAGGGGGAAGTGCCGGATTAATTTTGAATGTTAGAGGTAATAACAATACTACCTATGAAAAAATTGGAGCTCAAGGAGATACTTGTCTTTATTCATCAACGAATGCAAGAGGATTAAATATAATAACTCAATACGCTGTAGGAGCGGGTCCTTTCCCAGAATATATTAGATTTTATGCCGGTACCGATGTTCAAGCGTCAAATGAAAACCCCCATATTCATATAGATGGCGATGGCGCTAATCAAGGTTTTATGGGTATTGGTCAGGGAAATGTCGACCCAACTTCATTAGTTGATATAAGCGGAGCGACAGGTTACAATCAATTAAGGTTACGAACACCATATAATCCAAGTGGCAGTGCCGATACTAATGGTGAGGAAGGCGATATTTGTTGGGGAATTAATGCAAGTTCAGTACCTTACATATACGTTAAAACCGGCTCGGGATGGAGGAGAGCTCAATTAAGTGTAATACCATAATAATCAAAATTACTAATAATTTATGCCTATTCTAACTGACCAAATACCAGCACCTTATTTAAATTTAACAGATTTTGTTCACATAGCAAGACCTGAAGATTTAAGTCAAAGTGATAATGGTTCGTCTTATAAAGTAACTATTGCTCAATTAATAGATGCTAACGATTGTTGTTTATCAAGTGGAATCTATAATTATGAAAACCAAACTTTAAGTTTATTTGGGGTATCAGGTACTTTGGGTGTTGAAGTTACCGATTTTCCGATATTTTCAGGTGGTTCTGTCAATTGTATAAATAATCTTTATGTTAATGACATATACCCATGTGTACAACATATTTTTATACAACCTATTGCAACAGGGGAATCAACTCAATCCACTATTTTTGGAGAAGATGGGGAACATTCTCAAATGGTTGTCACTCACACCGAGTCAGGTAATGGTAGTGCTTTTCAAATAACTAAATTAGGGGTAAACACTCCGTCTGTAAACGGTCGGTCAACTTTTCAATTTTTTTCGGTAAATGCACAAAGTGAAATAAGATACTATGACAATCTCAATAATTTAAGTGGAACCCTATTTAACGATTTTCAAGAAGTTATTATGCTTTCTTCAGGTTTTCTAATATCTACCGCAATTGGGGTTTTGAGTGATGGAGGCGGTGGTCTTTTGATGGGTAATATTGACCCTGGTGGTACAACCTCAGGTGTTGCCCCATTCGGTATTGCTCGTGATTCATTTTTAGCAAAAGTTGGCCCATCTAATGGACTAAACATAGTTTCAACGAATGATACAAACGACTCCGGTTTTATCGCATTTTATGTAAATGGTGATTATGAAGTTAAAAATGGTGAACCTGAAATTTTTATAAGTGGTGAAGACCCAACTAAAGGGTTTATAGGATTTGGTCAAAACAATGTTTTACCTACTAGTCTTATGGATATAAGTGGTGTTGGTGCAGTATCAGGGATTGCGGGTTACAGTCAACTAAGATTGAGGACTCCGTATACACCCAAACCTGGTGGGGTTGAGCCTGAGGGAGCAACTGGAGATATTTGCTACGATAATAATAATTTGTATCTGAAAATAAATGCCGCAGTATGGTACGGACTACCATTATCCGCATTTTAATCACCAAATAGTTTCTTGTTTCATGTATCCTAACACACAACAATAAGCATCAGATTGGTCAAAATTTTCCTTTTTAAGCGTATTATTTCTTGTGTATTGCCACTGAATTTGTGGTTCTCTTTTGGCAACTAAATCCCAAATTATTTGTTTCTTATCACAGTCCTTAGGATAACCCCCAAATAGAACATACTTGTTTTTATCATTTTGTTTAACAAGTTCAGGAAAAGCGTTTTTACGTGAGTTATATGTTGATATGAATTCGGGTACAATACCCAACACATCATATATCTCTTTTGTAATAAGTGTATTATATCTCAATAGTGTTTGAATGGTATAGACATTATTAGAATTTAATAATGGTTCCTCAATAACTACCTTTGTAATTCCGAGACCTCTATATTTTTCTAATTTTGTTCTGAAGATTTCACTCTTCAAAAGTAGTTCTTTGATTTTATTTTCTTCCTTGGGTTTTGGGATTGGTGAGATATGAGTTAACTCTAATAATTGTCTTGTCTGAATATCAAACAACGCCCACCCTATTGTTTTCGTGCTCACATCAAGTCCGAGTACTTTTGGACTTTCCTTTAATGTTTGTTTCATAAATTAAAAATCAAATTTTACCAAAAACTGCTGAATACCCTGTCTCAATACAGGTGACTGCATTTTTGATATAATCATAAGATTTTTTTCATTATCGTAAAGACCAATGTCGGTTATGTAACTTGAACCACCTCTATATGTGGGATTAGATGGTGATAAAAACTCAGAAAAACTTAGATTTACCTTATACCTCATCTCATATATTGTCGCCTGAATATCCGTTTCTATGTTTCCATAAAAATAATATTCATCACCAAAATTTAAAGTTTGTCCTGAAGGATTTAAAGTAACCATAGGTATATAATCATTCAAATTGTAATAATCTGCTGCGTCATACAATTCTTGTGTTATAACAAATGTTGAAGCAGTTAAACCACTTTGTAAAATACATCCATCAACTATTGTATTACTTATCTGTGATGTATAATCAATAATCTTCCATTCATCAGGAATTGGTCTTTGATTACCTTCAACTATCTGACAAATAATTTCTATACTTTCTGCGAAAAATCCCGAAGTCATCGCGCATCCTGTTTCACACCCTACACAAGACAAACACGGAAACTCAGGACCAAATCTAACACTTACATTTTGTGATATAGGATTACCACAATCTAAATTAGGACCTTGTTGTTTTATATAGTAATTACAGTGTAAAGAATTAGTAAACCCATTTTCATTTGTAAATCTATAGGTTATATACATAGTTTGGTTACTACCTGATAATATACCAGTGGTTGAGGAATTGTCATCTCCACAAGTGTTGGGTGCCACTAATGAAACCCTTGGTGAGGGTAATGTCCAGTTTCTGTTAGATTTGTATGACATAGCAGCAATTATCTCATCGTCATCAAAAATAACCAATTTGTGGTCAGGGAATACCTTACCAACTCGGCTTGGATACCCGTCATCATTAGCGTTAGTATCCCACAAGTGATAATATCTCATTCCAGGGTCATTCATATCCTCGTTCTTATTTGATGTAAGATACTGTACTTGAAATAAGTTTAATCCATCAAATCCAGGAGGGTCAACATAAAAAATTTGTCCGTTGCAACAATCAGGATTTTTGTGCCACATAATCCAAGGTAAATGTACTTTGAAGTTCCTAGCCTGTCCTGTGGTTTCTACGGGATTATCTGGGTCAGTGGCCTCCATTGCAAATTTTTCACCATAAAATAAATCTATTGTTTTATTCGTGTAATGAACAATTGCAATTGCTTTCTGTTCTTGTGGTGTTACCGTAATCCTATCGTCAAAAGAATTATAAAAATACACCGAGCTACTATCGGTCTGTCCACTATCCGACATATATCCAAAAAATTCTTTTGACCCTACATAACTTCTTGAATTGAAGTACGAATACCCTCTATACAAAGATGGTATTAGTCCAGCGGGGTCTTCTGACCAAGGAATATTCATGTTCCATATCTTAACGTCGAATTGGTCATAACCACATATCGATTCAAAATTAATTACATCATCGTTCCAATGAGCTTGGGGTGTATAACTGTCATAAATCTCAGTCATATTAGGAGGATAAATCAACAATCTAGCATAACATGAGCTATTGAATGTTGTAAAATCCGGTGCCGGTCTATCAAGTTGTATTTCAGTCCCACAAACCGCAATAATACGATAAGTTAAAATATGATAACAACTTGACATTGTCATAGAACAATTAGGGGCCGGTTCAGGGGGACACAAAGGAACAGGTGTGGGCTCAGGACACGGTGGGTTTGTGGGACTGGGTGTTGGTGTAACTAAACAAGGGAATGGTTCAGGTACCGCAGCTGAGGCTGATGGTGAAGGGGCCGGTGTTGCGGCAGGAGGAAATTGTACCGGATTACACTCACAATTTGAGAAACCGGCTCCATCATAATATATTGTAACCAAATCCCCCTCTTGTGGTAATCTTGTTGTATTTGTATTACATCCTCTATATTGAATTGTAATTCTATCAGTACCAACTATAGTTGACATGTTTGTAACATAATTAGAATTAACAACATACTGTCCATTCGTTAACACCGAATATGGAGGTCCGTCAGTAAAAAAACCTCTTATAACTGCGGTATTGAATACCGGACTTACAATAGAGTCCATGTAAGGTATTCCATAAGTATTACCTCCATTACCATCCACATAGTATGGGTATTTTACATATTGTTTGTTTGATTGCGGAACACCTGAACTATTTTGGTCATTAAATCCAGCTTCAAGAATATTTGTATCATACTGATTATAAAAATCGGCAAGACCATTATAAGAAACTTCACTATCACCTATTTGAAAGTAGGAGATATTGAATTTACCTTGTGATAATTTTCTTCTTCCAGCGTCAGTTAGTTTGGTATTTATTAGTCCTGACGTATTTTTGAGTATATATCCCATTGTCTATAAATATAGAAAAACTTTTTTTATACTGTAATGTTTGCAACGCCGCAATTTGTACACCCGCTTATTGTTAAATTAGTTAGTATAAAGTCGTCAATTGATTCGCCCACATAACATTTATCTATAGAATTTCTTGTGACTGTAGTTGAAGTATTTAAAGATAAAGTGTCCGAATTAACTAGTTTGACTGATGACCAAGTCTCAGTCAAATTACTTATATATATTGTTTTTTGTTGACAACCTGAAACTGTATTTTGTGTGGTTGCGGTAGATGAATTGATAGTATTAGCACTATAGTTTAAAGAATTTTTCTTCAACAACGTATTGGTTACCAAAGTGGCCGCACTTAATATTGGCGCTCTTTTGAAGGTATTCGTATGTATTAAATCAAAAGTTATCTGAACTCCATCGGGTAATTCTGGCGTTACTTTTATTGTGGATGTAAATTGTCGGCTAGTCGTATTTATCCCACTTCTTGGAATTACATTAGTTGTTTGTAATGATACTTGGTAAATTGTAGGACTTGGTGGAGCTAACAATACAACTCTACTTGTAAAGGTATTACCCGATGAGTCTTTTATGACTGTAGTATAACTTCCAGCACCCAATTTATTAAACAAAGGGGTACTTTTATAAGTTAATCCACCATCTATTGAGTATTGATATGGTGGATACCCTCCAGTTGCTCTAAGTGTAATATTGCCGTCATTAATTATACCAGTATCTTGAGCAGTAGTAATAGCACTTCTAGTTCCTCCGCCTGTGACATTTTGAACACACGTACCTAATATATCCAAACAATTATTGGTAATTGTAGCACCACCGCTCGAACCTTGTACCGATTGACACGGCTCCTCATATACACCACCACTTACAATTGTACCTATTCGTCTACATATACAAGCCCTAGAATTTATACCAGACCCTCCAGGTACCGAAATTTGAGCTGGGTTACCGTCACAATCTGTATAAAAAGCAGTTCCAGGATACGTGCTTATCGTTCTTACAGCAATACATTCGCACTGATTAACATTTGAAGTGTTATCACCACTACCAGTTCTTCCGTCTTCAACAGCATCGGTGAATGGTACGTTACCCGAAGACGGATTATTAGTTGATGTTGACCCTCCTAACCCCCCTCCAGTTGAAACCCCTCCTGTACTTGTTGACCCTCCTCCCAATACATCAGCAGTACTTGTAGTGGTAGGTGTACAATTACCGATATAAGCACCGGCGATACTTGGTGGTACCATACCAGGTTGTTGCCACCCAGTTAAAGGTGGTATTGTTGTACTATTATTTATTGGGTCAACATACGAAGGATTAGTTGTAAAATCCAAAACCCATCTGTTATTTGCGATATTCCATGAAAGTATAAATGTTCCATCCGACGATTGCCAAGATGGATATCCATTTACCATACCATTATAAAATAATTCCACATTACCCTCATATGTCGGGTTACCCGGACCCTTGATTTGTCTATAGAAAAAACACAAATTATCGTAAGCGGCACATTCCCCTAAAACTCCGTTTATTGCGCCTTGATTATTAGGGTTCAAAAATGTCCAATCACTTAAAGGTGTAATTGTATTATTGTAATTTACAATATTACCATCACTCAATGGTCCGTCCAAAACCCAACTATTCGGATATAATTCTGTGGACCAATAAAGGTAATAATCATTGTTACTAAAATACTGAGGCATACTGTTTAATAGGGTACCTGAATATGTAAAATACATATTAACAGTTTGTGATGGAGTACCAATAGTAAGAGTAAGACAAAATGATGGATAGTTTGGGTCTGAGGTTGGGGTGACGGTTTGTGTTACTGTAGGTGTGTTAGTAAGTCTAGTTTCTGTGGGTACGGGTGTTGGGGCTGTCAAAGTGCAAGTTGTATAGGCGGTAAAATCACCGTAAAAATCAACGACTATTGAGCTGTAACTACCTACTGCCAAATCAGTTAAAAAAAGTCCATTTCCTCCAGTGCTCCAACTTATTGTATATGGTGGTGTACCTCCAGTAATTAAAAGAGATAATGAACCATTTGGTATTGTACTCAGCGTTGGGTTGGTCCCAATGCACTGAACACCCATAGGGAATATCACAATCGGGTCACATTCATTTCTTTTGAGGATATTATCACCACATCTTGTGTCAGAACTATAGTAAATTGTCGGTGTTGGGGTTGGTACGGGAGGAAAACAACTTCCAGTCGCTCCAGTACACGCTCCACAACTACTATACGGTGTTAATGTGTAATCAGTTTCATTATAGAATAAATCACCCGTCCCTATATAAGAACTATTAATTGCATACGCACACCCCGAAAAAACGGATAATTCAACATAGAATGTTTCTCCAGCAATAAAACCTGTCCCATCTATGCCCGGTATCGAAAAAGTTGTTCCTAAATTTGGACAACAAACTTCAAAATTGTAATATGTTAATGACATTTAATTATTTATTGCAATTTTATTTTTTTATCATGGGCAGAGTGTAACTCCAAATTGAAAAGCAAAATTAAATCCTTCTGAAACACTACTTAGTCCTATTGCTCTTATTGTTACATATCTAGGCTCCGCTGAGGTTTTATTAAATCCTAATTTAATATCAGGTGTAAATGCGGGTGAATTTACAAATGGATAATCGGGAACAACACCTATTTGACCTGGGGAACCACCATTTCCTCTAGCTTCATTACCGGCAATATTAGATAATGTATAGTTAACATTTATTTCTTGTCCGTTAGTATACCAATCTGTGGTAAGTTGTACGGTTGATGCGTTACCGTTACCATTATAGTACACATATTTATTCAAAGTTGTGGTATTTAAAACTTCATCGACCATATTTTGATTTGAGGAAATAAATTCTCCTAAGAATAATGAGTCCGCAACTATATTACCATTCCAAATTATTTGGTATCTTACCGGAGTTTGGTCAAAAATTGTGTTAAATGTTATTTCTACATTTCCAGTTGACTCTCCTAAGTCCAAGTATGTATCGTATATTCCGTCTAAATCCCCTGTAGCCAATAAAACCGCAGGTGACTCACCACAAACTATTGAAGGTAATTCCATTATTTCTGTAAAACATCTACTTAACTGTGTTAAGCTATTTATGATGCTGGCTCCTCCAACTGTAGAGTCAAGAGTAACAGTATATGGAGGTGTATTAGATATTGTGTATATGTTCGAAATGTCATCAACTAAATAATATTGAGAGCCGTCCATGAACACACCGGCAGGTTCTCCAAATATGGATAAAGTTATGTTGATATCAAATAAATTATTGTAATTATCTGAATCAATCAAACTTATATAGTACTCATTGAATGGGGCAAACGTAGTGTCTGTTTGCAATATTAAAAATTGCCCGTTTTCATTGTTAGCAATACTACCTAAAACACTTCTATTTGTTCCCAAATAAGTTTTATTTGTAACTACAGGTGATAAACCAGTAATGTCAATTTCAACAAATCTATTTGGGGAAACCGAAGCGTTAACACCGACTAGTAAGTTATCATTTTTAGCATATATCGCATCACCAAGTAAAAATGGTATGAATATTTGTCTATTGAATATAGAAGTAAACTGTGAAGTAGATATATACCATTCTCTTATCGTTGTAGAAACACCATTGTCAAAATAAGCCCACAACTTACTCGTTGTAAAGGCAATACTATTGCTATTAAAATCATATTGGTCCACGGTCAACAAAGTACTTGTATTAGATGAAAATGTGTAAATATAAAATTCACTAGAGCCATTAATGTACAACATATCACACTCCTCAACCGCGGGTCCAGGGGTAGGTTCAATTGAGCAAACACATGAAACATCGTACTCAATTCTCAAGTTTACCTGTACTTCCGCGTTACTTAAAGATAATCCTAAATCACTACAGCTACTTTCGATAGTTATTTGATTATCTATGGTGTTTATTATTACGTTACCAATCGCTTCGAAAGACAATAACATACCCTCTATTGTATCAATCCAAATTTCGTCTGTTGGGTAATCAGATAGACTATTACTAACATAAAATTGTTGTTGTATTGAATTACCATCCACTATCACCTCAGCAATAAATGTCGCCTCATTTAAAACACAATTCGTTTCACCTGATAATAAGTCATAATAACCCTCCAAAAACATTTGTTGTGTTTTTTTCAATATGGTTAATCCGTTGGATACGAATTCTGATTGACAGTAATTATAAATCTCATAACTTCCTCTGTTATTGTAACCTTGGAGTGTAATTTCTCTTGACAATTGACATCCATTTGAATCGGTAACTAGTACCCCATATGTTCCGGCAGATAAATTACTGATACTTGTTCCCGTTTGACCATTAACATTATTGCTCCATTGAATTGTGTAAGGGGCGGGGCCTTCAGTTATATATAATTGTATTGTTCCATTGTTAAATCCTGTCAAATTTGTTCCCACTAATGAAAAATCAATACTATCAATGGCTGTAACATTTATAGTTTGAGTTTGGGTACAAGATTGAGCGTCAGTAACTGTTAATTGATAATTACCACTAAACAAATTATTAAAAGTCACCGCAGTTTGTGAAGTATTACTTATAGTTGGCTGTCCTGTTAATTGGTATGTTAGTGGTAATGTTGCTCCAGATGATACTGCAACCGAAATTCTTCCATTACTACCTTGGCAAGTAGTCCCTGTTGATGAGGTTGTTATAGTATATTTTTCAGTGTTATTTATGGTATATGTGTTTGAGAATATACAAGGCCCATTAGATATAGTTAATGTATATGTACCTGCCGATAACCCTTGAAATTGATTAGAGAATCCATTTACCGTTTGTTCTATGGAGTTACCTGATGGATAAGTTAAATTATACACAAACGGTGGGGTACCTCCCAAAATTGTAATGGGTGATATAGCCCCCGACGAATTATTACAGGTTGAGTTTATAATACCGACATTCAATATTGTAAACCCATTTGGGGGTGTTAATGGTTGTGTAATTGTCTGTGTGCATAAAGCGGCGTCAGTGACTGTTATAACATAGTTATTAGAAGCTAACCCTGAAAGAGTATATGTTTCACTAAATGTAATTAAACTTTGTCCGTTACTGGCTTGATAATAATATGGTGCAGTACCTCCGGTGACAACTACTGTTATTTGACCATCATTACCAAAGCAACTTGGAGCAATTGTTATAATCTCAGCAAATCCTACTTGTGGCACCGTACCAACTACTACATTTTTAGATACTAAACATCCGGTTGAGTCAGTAACATTTACACTGTAAATTCCACTACTTAGTCCTGAAATTGATGACTGAAATGTTCCATTACTCCAAGAATAAGTATATGGTGCAAATCCCGTTAATCCCGTAATAAAAACTTTACCCGCCTCACTTGTGCAGGTTGAGTCATCAACAACATAAAAACCATAATCAAACTCGGTTGACGGTTTTATGATACAACTCTCTGATTTACCGCTACACCCCCCTCCATCATTTACTGTTACATAATAGGTTCCGGCTGATAAATTATTAAAAATAAAATAATCTAAAACAGATGAGCCAGAATTTACTAAACCTCTAGTATTCTCATAAAGAAAATACTGAGTAGAAATTAAATTATTATCGGTTGTCGCGGTAATTGACCCATTTGGTAATCCGCAAGTGGTATTTTCATGTGTTAATAGTGATACACAAACTCCATCAGATACTACAGCATTAATAATTACTTGTGTTGGTGGTGAGCAACTATCAAATAAAACAAGTGTATATGTGTTTGGTGTTAGATTTGTTCTTGTTAATGAAGTTACCCCATTACCTAAAGCAACAGGTATTGGGTCATCAAAAGGAGATATAAACTGATAATAAAATGGTGGTGTTGTGCCCGTAATAGAAACCGTAAATGCGCCAACTCCAGTGTTGAGGCAATCACCAGTAACTGAAACACTATATCTTAAAGAACATACCGCCATTAACTACAACTTATTGTAAAATCTATTCCAACATTTATTTCGAATATGATACCACTACTATTCAAAGAACACACGTTATTGATTATAACAACGGTATTATCTTCTGTTAAATAGTAACTATAACCAAAATTAGATAAAGACATGAGGGCTTCATTTATACCATCATACCATTGTGAATTACTAGGGTAACTCAATCCTGAAGAATTATACCCTACACCATTAAAAAACGGATATTGTATAATTTGTATTCCTTGTAATCTTATATCAACAAACCATGCTGAATTAATACTATCCGAAACACATTGCCCAAAAGTTAAATTATTTTGCTCTAAATACTTATTTACAAGATTACCTAATATAGCATCAAAACTTTGTATAGTTGACGTAGAATTCCAAGGGAATAATGAACAATTCGCAGTCTGAACAGGACAATCATCACTATATATGTTATCAGTAACCCTGCAAGGTTTACAAGGTACCGCAACTAATTGACAACCAGCTTGTCTTCTCCAAACATATTTTTGTCTATGAAAAATTGAATTTTCATATTTAATACCTGTATTCCATAAGGTGGTTGCCGGTATCATTTGTTCAACAAGACGTATCCAATAATCCCCCATTCCTTGAACATATTCCATCATACTTTGGTAGTTGAAGTTGTTGTTTTCAATACCGGCGTTTTTCTGTGACTCAAGATATCTCCAATAGATTGATTCTAGTGTTGGGTAAGCTCCGAAGTATTGTCTGTTTCTAACATTGATTGTATTTTGCCAAAATGTTTGAGCAAACTCAAAAAATGTTTTCTGTCTTGGTTGTGGATTGATAACCGTCCAATCGACCCCATCTCTACTTGGGTACATTGAGTATGGTTCAGGATTGCATCTTGTTGGTTGAACCCAAGCAAGACCCTGATTTGGGATTGGATAATTGAACTGTCTTGACATGTACCATACATCATATAACAACCCTTGACCAGGGTTCATGAATAGGTCTATGTTCTTTGCGTTCAATACTAGTTTTTCATTGTCAACATAATATCTTGCATTAAAATTACCATCTAAATTTTCTCTAAGTCCAATTTCATCATTGGTCCAACTCTTATTGTTGTCAGGTATTTGAGTTAATTTGAAACCCATGTTCATATATGGGAAGTTTCTATATCTATCTAAATAAATTTGACCATATGTATAAGGTATTAAACTTGTTTGATAGTTTGGGTTTGCACCTGTGAATACACTATTCGTTAGATTAGGTTGGGCGGGTGACCTGTGTTTTGGTGTTGATTCAAACCATCCACTACCAATTTGAAAGAAGTAATTTTCGGTATCGTCTGGTGCTATGGGATACCCTTGTCCGTCGATTGGGTAAGCCCCAATACCAATATTAACATCATCTATTATAAAGTTGGTGGTAAATCCTGTATATTGAACTCCAAAAATAGAGAAAATATCTGTGGGGTCTAAAACCGAACCTTGTTCTAAATAAGTACCACCTGATATTAGTGCGAACTTTTTATTGAATTGACTCAACTTAATTTTTTGGTCGGCGACATACACATACTCATTAAAATCCACAAGAGCATCAGGTGCCCCAATCAGTCTCATTAAGACCTCAATTGATTTACGTGTCCCTTTTGACTTGAATAGAAACGCTGCGTTTAAACATAAGTTTCTATAATATTGGTAATTTAATTCATCAGGAGTTTGTTGTACTGAAACACCGGCAAAGCTAGATTTATCGTTATTCTTTTGACCAAATACCGAACTGAGAAAATCTGAATTTGTTATTGGGGATATATCAGTATTGAAACCTAAGGTCTGAGCAAGATTTTTTAGTAACTGTGAGGGTATATCATTTCCGGTATTATAATTTACGGAATTCATAAAACCCAAAGCCGTAATATACTTCTTGGTGTCATCAAAACTTCTACCAAATATTTGTAATATTTTTTCAACTTTTTGTCCTTGGGTGTCAAAATCTTTGAATGCTCCTGTTACCAAAAATCTACTTACCAAATTGGTTAAATACCCATCAAAATTCTCACTCGCCTCACCAACTTTTTCAATATAGTTTGTGAAATTCGGCGTCCTAATATCCAAATTCCATTTACCATCTAACATCCAAGTGATATTTTGTGTTGCAACATAAAATCTACCATCATCACTTTCTAATGGTACTTTGAATGCCGCCGTATATATGGGACTTATATTTCTATTCAATAAGAAATTTTCTACTTCATCCAAATCCTCGTTAAATACTCTTGATACTTCTTGGTCGTTTGGTCTCAATATTAAAGTATCAAAAATTTCAGAAGTACCTATGAATGGTCTACCCTCAACAAATATTTTCAATACCCCTGTTGATAAACTATCTGTAGGAATAATTCTTTTGATGTTATACCCAACCCCATTAACATACAATGAATACTTCGCATACTCCACTGTCATGTTTCTGAGTGGTGAAACTTGGACTTCTTTCAATTGTAGGTTACGAGTGGCATTTACTGTAAAGTCAACACCAAATGGATTTGCCATTTTAGCAACCGATATTTCAATACTACTTTGATTATCGGTTGGGTAATATATAACATTAAATGCGGTAACACCGTCACTATAATCTTTACCTAGTTTATTAACTTCAATACCAGCTGGGAACTTACTTATAATCGTGGTAATTGATGCCGACATCCTTTTGGACATCGAACCATACTGAACAAAGTTTGTTATTTGGGATAAATCAAAGTTAGGATATACTTTAAAATTATTCTCAAATATTAACTTAGATTGGTTTACTGACCCTATACCTAAAGCATCTAAACTAACTGGGTCTGAAAACGTACCTGTATTAAATGTTCTGTTAACTTTTTCTACAACATTAGTTGAAAACTCAAAATTCGCTTGCGTTAATCCTCCTCCCGTGGTTAATTGAAAACCTACGAGATTGTCAGAAAAACTACCCTGACCTGAAGCTTGGGGAGGACAAGTAAATTTCTTTATCGCCATTAAGATGTTATATTTGTGAAGTTTTTACTAAAATCAATGTTATTACCTCTATCTTCCCTAACCTCAAATAACAACTCATTGAATTGGTCACGTACTTCATATAAGTTGTATTGTTTGTAAATGTTGTTAGATGTATCGTACATTGTATAAATTCCATCGTCGATAGATTTGGTTTGATTACCAAATAAAGCAATTGCAAGAGTTGAGAAATCATGTTCCGCAATTTCAATATCTAAAGTGACCGGATTAAAAAATGTATTAGTTACAATTATATTTTGGTTTGGTTGTCCAATATACGGTATAGCGTTTGGTTTGTTAGTTGGTGAGGATGAGGGTGTTAGGGTACAAAAAATTAAATTTGTATTTGTATCTGTGTATCGATACCTAATTGCCTTTTGTGATGTGTTTGTTAAATTTTGAATAACCGGCTCACAAAAGAATGATGACGTAATTATTCTGAAGAAATTTGGGATTTTTGTACCATCCGAATTTAAGTATTCGACTCTGAACCCAACCAAACCTTGGTCAACGAATTTATTTCTATAATCTGAAGGTACTGAATTCAAATCTATTATTAACCCTCTAACGTTTGGTAGTGCGGATAAAACGCCACAGTCAAGTATTGTCGCCCTAATTTGTGTCGGTCTCAAATATACCGTGTAGATACCTATTTTATTAAACGTGTCGGCCGGTAAAGTCAGATTATAAAGACCCCCCAAAATTTCAATACCAGGATTACCTCCAGTATCATCATTACAAAAATAAGGTTTTAAAACTGCCGCAGAGTCTAATTTTGTAAGTAAAAAATTATCAGTCTCATCTCTTGATGGGGTATAATTTAAAATTACTTCCACGTCCTCGGGACTAACGTCTGCCGGTCTTATAGTACCATATGTTCCTGTTGCCATAGTTTTTTATTTTTTTTAGTCCTTATACATAAATATGAAAAGTTGGTTTTTATTATTGGGTTTTTATCGTAAAGTATTTATATCCGTAGTTTCTTAAATCGCCAAAAGTTGACACTTCACCCAATCTCTGTATTTGTTCCAAAGCAGTATTTTTACCCCTTTCAATAAACACATTAGATAATATTTCAGGCTCACTTATTACATTAAGAAGAGCTTCGTCTTTAGTGGTTGCCGAACAAATTAATGACTCTGTACATCCTGATGAATATACACTAAAAGTGGTTTTACCATCAGGATAATCACGATATTCAATATCATTGATGGTATATGCGGTGAATGAATTATTTGCGGCAACCCCTTTAAATACCGCAACAGTTCCAGACGCTCCTGTGATTTTTTGGTCTATTCTAAATTTAGTCGGTCCATATAATTCAACTTCAGATAACGAAGATGTACTAAAACCTGTTATAAGGAATGGTACTGACTGAAATTCACAACAAGGATTATTTGTTTCACATTCAGCATCATATTGCGTTATATAATTGTACGAAATTGGTGTTGCCGACCAATTACCACCGGCAGCGATAAAGAACGCTTCTCCATTTGGGTTACTTGCCACAATGTCAGTATATGGAGTGTAAACTTTTTTCTTTATAACATTAAATCCCCATGGACTAAATCCGGACATGGTTATTTCAAACTCCCCATCAGAGGCGTAAGTATGAACATATGGTGTTGGTGCGGTCGAATTTACAGTTTCGCTAACAGTACCATCTCCCCAATCAATCTTATAATCAGCAAACTTCAAATACCTTTTAAATTGTTTATCTGAGGTATTATAAAATGAGTAGGTATAAGGAAACGCAATACTAGATTCAAATAAAAAATTCATCATAGTATTTTGCTGTGTAACCATACCGTCAAATACACTGTAATATCCGACATCTACCGTATTTTCAGTTAAAAAAACAGGGATTGTGATGTTCAAAATTGAATTTCCATTGTCGGCAGATACAATTTCGGTCATGGATGAATAAACATAGACCGTTGATGGGGTTTCTCCTGTTAGAGGGGGTATCGGTTCGTCACAACACGGATTTTGAGCTTTGGGGAAGTTATAACTCTGATAAAATATTTTAGGAAATATTTTATTACTAATAACTTCAGGTGAAATTTTAATATTGTATATCCTATCCTGCATTATGATGGATTAATATATTCGTACCAATTTATGGGTGACCCTATACCTATTCTTGCTCCACTTGAATTGAATATTTTGTACGTGTAATTATTATAATTTAATTCTACTTTCCTATAAAAATACTTACCAGTGTCAAACGAGGTTGGGTCGGGTAATGATGATGGATTAACTGTCATCATTCTTACAAAAACTCCTTGTTTTGCATCAAAAAATTTAGCAGTCATATAAAATGTATCTAAATTTAAAAACTTTTTGTCTCTCATCCAGTATAAGAAAAACCCTTCTCTATTTTTAGTATAGTCTAACACAAACTCAGGTCTTTCTACCAATACGTTTGGTAAATATGGGCTTATGGATACCGAAATCTCTTCTCCTGTTTGTATTGGTAATATTGCCGTAAAATAAATTGTTTGTGTGTTGGTATCTGTTGTATCGTAAAAATCTAACTTGAAAAAGGACCTTTCAAATCCATCACTTATATAATAATTTTCTTCAGTGGTGAAACCTTCGGCCTGATAATCATTATCCCAAGTAGATGTTAAGTCATTGAAAAAATAAAATTTGTAATTAATCGCGCTTTGTTGATTACTACCATACTCATCATGACCAAATCTTAATATGTCAAAATCTTTAGCTAACCCAATTACTTCAGTGATTGCATTTTTTTCCCAAATTTCTATACTTTCACTTTGTCCATAATTATCCCATTTCAATTCTATTGGTAATTGAATTGCCTTGGTACCTACGGGTATGGTAAAGAGATATTTGTTATTCGCAGCCATCTATAAACATAAATTGTGTTGTGTTATATTCTCTATAATTACTTCCCTCGGGTATAATTCTGAATATTATATTTTTATATATGTGATGCCTGCCATTCATGAATGGCCAATTAGTACCAACTCCGGTACTATCTATATAACCATAATCATATAAATCTCTCCAAACAAATACGTTTCTATTCTGAGAAAAATACGCATAGTCAGGTATTCCTACAGTATTTTTTGGCTCCGCTTCCTCTAAATAATCCGAATAATCTCTCAAAGTGACACCAAAGTGTGGTTGGTAATAGTATCCAAATGGGTTATTAGCGATACCGGCGGATGTATTGAATATCAAACTATTGAATCTAATTTTATGATAATATGTTGCAACTTCATATTCCGTCTGTTCATAGTCATTCCATTGACACAAATCACCGTCAATAATATCCCCGACATTGGGTGTATTGGTGTATATAAAATTGAATGGTCCCCCTAATGGACTTGTACCCAATGGTGGTGGTACTGTGTAAGAACTAGTTGTTAGATTTGTATTTGAGGCAACGTTACTATCAATCCACCATGTTGTAGGTGTAAGTAAAGTAGGGTCGGGTTGTAAATTGAATTCCCACCCCTGCTTTAAGCTTTTAGTCCAACCAAAATAACCTTTCCAAATTGTCGTATAGAATAATTTAGTGACAGGTCTACCTTGGTTGTCCACTAAATTGTTTATATCAGTGTCACTGTTGAAAGATAAAGTATATGTTTGAGAACCTTCTTTTACTGAGATTCTTTCATATTGATTTGGTGTGAATGGTTCTCTTTCAAGTTTTGCATTTGTTTTGAATATGTTCTGTTCGTAACCACAATTAACCATCACCGGAGCATTTGGTGGTGTTAAAACTCGATGTCTTCTAACGTAATATTCAGAGGTAGTTTCATTTTGATTTTCTCTCAAAATTACTCTTTTATAAGTCGATTTAAGACCGGTTGAAATTGTTGTAAATCCTGGGTCCAAAATATTAATCGCGTATTCATCACTACCCACAGTTCCATTACCTAAAGAATAAACTTCAAAAAAATCAATACCCCCTAAATTAAACGGGGTTTTAAATTTTACAAACTCGCCTACTGACATTCCATGTTTTATAGGTGACCACAATTGTATTATTTTTAGACCTCCATTAGTGGTCAACTTGGTCACAAAAGGAATACCATCAGATACAACCCAACTTATATTTTGATTACCCGCAACACCTGGTATCAAAAATGTCGCACTCATAGGTTGAGTTGTATTATTTTCATAGGCATATGTCATACAAAAACTCCAATTATATTTTGCAACATCTTTGGGTTTAAAAATAAAATGTTGGTCTGGAGTTTGAGTATAATATGGTTGGTTGAAATCATTTCGGATAAAATCAAATTCATTGTATTGGGGTAATCCAATCCACGTAGTTGGATTTCCTAAACAAGCTTCAGCCGCCGCCTGTTCAGCATTTAAATAATACAGATTGTTAATAAATGGTGTATATGTCGAATATCCTGTATAAGAATTTTGAAATATTATACTGTATTTAGCCACAGGTCTAAACAGTGTTGATTTTTGTCTTTCATCATCAAATACCTGTTCAAGACTTATATCCGCACTTCTATCATATTCCGTTAAAAGTTTACTAGTTTGTACAAATGGCACTTTTATTCCGACATCAATATCAGGGGCGGATTTATATCTCAATGACCCCAATATTATTCTAGTATCGTTAATATTTCCCATTTTAGAATATATTATTATCAGATTTGACCCATTTTACCAAAAATCTGTCAAATGCACTCGCCCCTTTTGTGAGACCAAAGTAAAAATAGAAAGGAGCTGAATTGTTTATTTTTCTATCTGTTGGTTGTGTTGCCGGTGAGTTGTTTGGATATGAAAAATCCACAGCTCCGGCTACAACATTATAAATATACCCTTTAAAGTTTGCTTCAGAACTTGTGTCAGTTGGTATCATCATTCTTGAGCCAAATGGAATTGTGTCATCAATTCTGTCGATACTTTGATATCTTACGTGGTTGAACTGATTCGTAAACCCTCCTCCAATCGGAATAGGTAACGTTGTAGTATACCAATCATTTTTTTGGTCTCCGAAAATACTATCTTCATTACTACCGTCCGAATTAGGTTTTATTTCCCACAAATACATTGGTATTTCTTGAGAAAATATTGGGAATTCATCGAATGTACAATCAAATAAAGGGTCTGAACCAGGAGAAACTATTGTTCTTTTAGGTGACAACCAATCCCTAACTTGGCTATCCGCTGAAAATGCAACTCCAAATACGTTTGAATCGGAGTCTGCCCTGTTGAAGAATATATCATTTGGGTCTTCATAAACTGTACTGTCATATGGTACAACTCCTATTTGAGAATTAATGGCTCCCATTTGAGCGTAGTCCCCATCAATTTTATTATTATTTCTAGAAAAAAATCTTTTTACCGGGTCATTAGCTAACCCCAATCTGGCAGCATCTTTGATGGTATCTTTGATACTTCCGCTAACCATTCTTGATGTTATGAATAGGTTCAATAACTCGTCTGTGTCTTGAAATGAAGTTGTGCTCAATCTATTTGCAACATACCCTTGAAATTCATCACTGTAAGATAACTCATCCATGTAATCATTTCTAGGTCCCAAATCCATCATGGTAGTTGGGAAATTTAAATTTCTCTCATTCCCATTATACCCCCCATTTCGAGCATTTCTTCCTATGTATCCTTGTGTCTCGGAATAAGGAGAAACTCTATAATATAAATTATTAGTTTTATGGTCTAAAAATATCACATGCTTACAAGCACATGTGAATGGTTGATTTGGACCTAACGATGTTGGGTCATTAGGGTCAATCCCTGGACTTGTATACCTTGTTTGATTTTGGAAAGGGAATGCAAATAATGTACCGTTTATCCATTGATTTGTAAAAATATGTCCGAACACATTTCTACAGGCGGCAAAACTTATTTTCATCCTTAACATCCACTCAAACATTAAATACAAATCAACTTTAATGGTTTTTAAAGGTACCGTAACCAATTTGTAGCACCCGTTGACTAGTATTTTTTGTCCATCTTGATAAGGAAAAGCGGGTCCACTACCCCATCCCCCGTTGGTATAACATGCATGTCCTGGAGGTCTCACAAAAACAAAACCGTCAGAATTTACATAATAACACTCTAATGGTACCAAACCTTCACACGAATAAGTACTTGCAATACCTCCAGTTGATATTGCAGGATTAGTATTTAACGCCTCTTGGTTTACTTCATTATTTCCCTCCCCAATAGTTATTGTTGCCGTGCCAGCAGTAACATTTATACTCAAACCCTCATCCGGCATAGGATAAAGTGAGAGTCTGAAATTACTCATCATCGGGAGACTATATTGTAGAGATGGTGCTGGTGGTGCAACCAACCCATCTATAGGTGTGTTAGACATTGGTAATCTATCTGACCTCATAACAATTTGTCTTTCGTCGTCACCTAAAACTATATCCATTAATGTTTCAGGATATCTTTGTGAAAAAAAGTAATTTACAAAAGTATCGGTGAAACTAGGTGCCGCCCCAAGAGGACTTGGTGTGTATATGCCAAGTACACTCAAATTCACATCATATCTTTGACCTCCAGCCCCTGCAGATATTGCAAATAAAGAGCCCCCCTCAACTATTTCATCTTTAAAATAACCTCTATTTCTTAGATTACTAGTCGTGTTAAATCTGTTGTTGTCCGCAACTCCAGCACTAGGGTCATAATATAATACGGCATCATTAGGTAATAATGGTCCTGTCAACCCGTTTGTATTAGTGTCATACCATAATTCCCGAGTATAATCATTATCATCATCAACAATAATAGTACTATCTCCCCCTCCACCTCCCGGTACTACCACAGAGGAATAATATCCTGGTAAAACATTAGCTCCGTTTGGATTTGTAACATCTAAACTTGAATAAAAAGATGGCTTTGTACTTTGAAAGGGAATGAAGATGGTTGGGTCTGGTTTGAATGCGAAAGACTTAAAAAACAGTTTATTTCCTGTATATGAGTCAGTTAAATCACTCGATGATATATTATGTTTTACATTCCTTATACCTGGTTGTATCGGAATATTTAGTTTCGCATTGTCTATGGTCACGGTATTAGCGGCATTAAATGTTGGTCCACTTGCCAAAGTGTATCCAAATAATGCCGATAAATCATATCTACATCTAGTTCTAGTTGAATTTGGGTCAACACCTCTTACCATAAAAGTTACAATGTAATTAGAAAAACCTGATATACATTCAATTGGTGTTAAAATTTCGTTATTATATTGTTGTTCAATTTCGGGTATGTTAGAAACATCAAGTTTGTTTGTAATTACTCTAACGCCCCCATTTAAATAACGATGAGCAAATGAATTAGGGGATGCGGAAGCACTATTACTTTGAGTTAAAACTTCACTCACTGTACCTGAATATATTATTTGAAAATATTCTTGGTCTATAGGGAATTTTGCAAATCTACCGTCGTCCCCACTTGTTCTTATTTGATATGTTGCAGATAAAGACTGTGGTTGTCCAGGTGTTATATCAGGGTTAGCATAGTCTAATGTAACAAAAGATTGATAAACAGTTGTTGGGTTTCCTCCTGCTGGCGGTACTAATACTATTGGTGACCCTACGGGTGTACCAGTAATACCCTGTGTTCCATATTGGTTAATAGTTGAGGTGAATGCGGTCACATTTGGGTCACTATTGGTGAACTGTTGAGTGAATGTGAACATTTGTCCTGGACTAAGATTATATCCTGTATCTGGGTCAAAAACTATTGCCACAACATTATCTAAGTGATATTCATTTGGGTTATTATCAAAATTAAATTGAACTTTAATTCTATTAGCACCTCCTCCCGGATTTAAATTACCTACTTGATTAAAATATTTAGCCTTTGTACTGAATAAGTTTAATTTCTCTGAAAATGGTAAACTAAAAGTGAAACTACGATATAAATCTGAAATTTGTCCACCTGGACCAACGTTGGCAGTCTCAGTCTGTGGTACTGTTGTAAGGCCGCTAAAATTTAGAGTTAGACCAGTATATCGTAAATTTTGATATTCAATAGTTTCAGTATAATCACCATCTTCGATATTTGACTGTGCGGTATCTTCTTGTCCAGGAAAAGTCGCAGGGTTGAACTGTTGGGTTGTTGGTGTTGCACAATCACATAATTCACAATCAGGATAAGTTAGAGCCGGTAAATTCATTACTTGATTTTCACATTTATTTTTCCACTCGTTACAAGGTCTTTTTCCGATAATAGCTTTAATACCTTTTTTACATAATATGGACGCTAATAAGCAAACTATCTTAGCCACGATGTGTTTAATAACAATCACCGCAATTAAAATAGGAATTGCTATTAGGGCAATTATTTTGAATAACAAATATAAAATATCAAATTGAAACTGTCCGTCATTGAAAGGAAATGGATTGGTCGTGCTTTCACAAGTATCTTCTAATATATCTCTAATTGCTATAAATTTTTTATTTCCGCTACTAGCACGGTATTCAGTTAACAATTGAGACACTGTATAAACTTTATTATACTTCATCTCATAAAATCTATCATTACAATCGACAGCCTCTTGCACCATTTGGAGTCCGACTGGGGTCAAAATTCCTCCACTGGTTTCCCCATAATCTTTCCAGTTTAAACTAAATGCATATGAAGCTAATACTTTTTTATAGTTTGAATCGTTATAATCTAGCGGATTTGGAGCTCTGCACCCCACTTCGTCAGTATCATCAAGTGTTGCCGGGTCGTCAGATGAAGTATTCCACCCCCACTCTTTAATATTAGGTACTAAAAAAGTCCCTCTTTTTACAGGTGCTGTAAGTGTCGCAGGTTGTTCCCATTTAACTTTAAACCTATATCTCGCTCTTGTTGGTACTCCTTTTTTGGGGTCATTTGAGAATGTTCTTTCTCCGAATTCATTGGTGTAAACAAAATCTAAATTCATGGGAACATCAATTAACCAAGTTCCGTTTTCATCAATTACTTTCCCCCCTTCTTCTAATTGATATTCCTCTAATATGGGATAACCGTCCGTATCGATATCGATAGTTTGTCTAATTGCTAAAATTTCACCAGGTCCTGTTGTAAGTGTACATAGATTACCTAACTTTCTGTTAACTTTACACCGTTTTTTAACGGCTCTTTTATCTTCATTTGATAAAATCGACCCCATGAATATGGCCGCGGGTAAAATAGTAATTCCCGCCTCTTTTATTAAATCAAAATCAGTTCTTGTAATCCCTAATTCACATACCTCGGGTTGTCCCCATAAAGGATATACTTCAATTACTCTATTAAAACTTAATAATTGGGGTAAACTATCTAGATTTGATGACTGATTAAAATTCAATCCTGATATTTGATTCTCAGTTGCAACACCTATTCGAATTAGGTCTTGGGGGGATAATGAAAATTCACCAATATCCGATAAATCAATATCTACATGTATTGTTTGACTTCCGAGTGGGACACCGAATAACATAAAGTCACCACTATCATTCGTCTTTGCGGTGAATTTGTAATACTTGTCATAAACTTCTATTAGCGTAGGATTAGTTAATACATCTTTTCTTGTGAAGAAAGTCCCTGTAGGGGTATGCCCTCCATGTGATTTTATATATGGTAGTAAATTGTATCGATATCCTTCGTCATTAACATCATCTAGTGTTTTGTAAGGATATAATTCTGATATGATAGGATTTTCCTCATCTTGTGCCGTCAGTGGTATAAAAACCGAAACCTTACAATTAGGTAGTCCTAGTCCATTATTCGCACTAATTCTACCTACAACAACTCCATAATCAGCACAAACTCGATTATATATGTCACTTTGTAGTATTTTTAGTGATAAGATTTCTAAGGACTCGAAGTCTTGTTCTAACTGTACCTTTATTGATTTGTCTTTCCCTACTTCGGTCCTAATCCTATATGATTTTGGCATTACTACTCTATTTTTTAATAAATAGTTTATTGTCTATTTTCAAAAGATAGAGGAGATACTAATAAAATAAATTATCAAGAGAAATTGACTGTCTTGAAGTTTTTAACTCTTACAGTAATGTCTTTACCAGGGAACCTGATTTGATAGGTTTGATTTGGTTCGGCGAATAAAGTGTCATCGATTAATTCGATTTGTCTTGTCTCGGGGTCAGAATATCTTTGTGAGGTTTGTGATGAGGAATATTGTCCTCCAACCAAATTATAGAATGTTATATTTGCCAAAGTTATCACTCCATTTTCATTCTGAATTTGTCTTCTTAATTCTGACACATAAACGTTTTCCCCCATTTGTCTGTTCAAAGGGCTAAAGAAGTTTGTTACTATATTAATTACTTGTGATATTAAAGCCCCTTGATTTTGACTACTATCCAATACAACCTCAATTATTAGAGAAAGGTCGATTACATTTGCCGACATAACCGATATATAGTCATTCAACATTCTGTAATTTGATAGGTAATTAGCCACATTATTTTTCAAAGTGTTAGATATAACTTCAGTTAATTTACCTGTCTCATCGTAAGCCAGCATTTGAATTTTAATTTTGTTATTCTCTTCAGTGATGGCAACTTTGGCCGGTGCCCCAAATTGTGATGGCATTGTTCTGATAATTGAGTCATAATCATTAACCGTAACCGCTCTGTTTTGAGCCGCAAAGTTAAATGATACTAAATTCCTAACCTCTTCAATGGTTGGTATGTTAGCCCCTCCAATTGCAGCGGTTACATTATTACACCTCAATGAATTAACCACACTTGTATTAACTGATGATGATGGTCCGTTTACATAAAAAGAAACCGTACCGATTTGAGTTATAACATTAACACCAACATTGCTACTTAAACCTCCACCAATTCTATATTGAATAAACAATGTAGAATTAGATTTTAACGTACTACCTAGCGCAAAATTATTTGAGTATTTATATAAATCCAAACTCATTCCGTTTCTTGCAAACTCCCTTAATTGTTCATCCGCGGATTGACTTCCTCCTCCAAAAGTTACTTTCATATAACCTTCAGGTGTGAATTCTGTAATAAATTTATTCGATGTTGTAATATATTTACCTACTTTTATTCCAGGTGAGTCTGATGTTTTGGTTGGGTCTTCGACAAACACTCTATCTTGAGCAAGAGCTTGTACTTCATACCATCTATTATCTAAACCTAAAAATTCTTGTGTTGACGGTACGCTAGCGTATTGTGTTCCATCTTTCAATAATACACTTGTAACACCTAATACATTTTTTTCAGGTAAGAATATCTCTAAGAAAGGTTTTACATCATTAGGTGTTATAACTCTTTTAAATACTTTTGTAATACCGTTAACAACCGTCTCTCGTTTAACAATTGTATAGTTCAAAAGAATATTGTTTGAGTCAAAATTTGGTATAACTAATCTATTCGGAGCCCCTTCAGCATTAACCGCCGATGAAAAATCTATATCATACACGGTTTCGAATACTTGACCGGCCCCATTTACTTGTGACCCTCTTCTCAATATACCACAATATCTCAAATCCTCTTTATCTCCAAATGCCGGTACCGTAATTGACAAATCAACCAAAGCAACCGATGGTCTTTGACCTGGTACTTTTAGCCCGTAAGTTCGAGCGATGTTATATATTGATGACCTTTGTTGGGCATACTGTAATACTGTTTCTTGAATACTCCTATCTATGTTGAAGTGTAGGTTGTCAGTGACAGCCGCGTTTAAATCTAATAAAACCGAGAACACGGCAGCGTCATTAACGTTGTCAATGAGGTCAGGATAATACGTTCTTGTAAAATTGATGAGTTCGGTCCTTATCGCTTCGAAGTCACGGGTGGTATATGATATTTTCTTATTTGCCATGTACTATTAAATATTAATTATAACAAAATCACTACTATTAAAAACACTATCTGTTATTGTGTAGTCAATTCTTACGACCGCTGTGTGCTCCATTTGACCTATACCAGGTACTCGATACACCTTCTGACCATCGTCATTTACATACTCACCCTTACCTTCTTCACCTTCGGAAGCGGCTTTAACCGATATTTTTGTTATGGTTAAATTTGGTAAATACTCTGCAACGGACTCTCTAATCTCGGCCTCAATCTCTGAAAATGTAGGACCGTCAAGTGGTTCAAAAATAAATTCATATAAACGAGTACCAAAATCAGGTAAAAAATATCTCGACCCCTTTCTTGTTAGAAGAAGGTGAATTAAATCCGTTCTTATTTCCTCATCTGCGGTTTGAGTTAAAAATAAATACTTGCCGGTCTGTGAGTCCGCGAAAGGAAAATTAATACCATATGTAGTTCCTAAGGCCATTTAATATAAATACTACTTTATTTCGTTTATGTTATAGTAGTAACTATCACCATCTTCAGCAACCCACCTGTCTGACAAAGTTTCAACTGATGGTAAATCTGTATCCACTTTTATTTGTTTTGGTTCAATTGGGAATTTGTTTGTAATCCAATTTGAGTCCCTCCAATATATTCTGTTGTTTGGTTGACACATTAAATATCCGTCATCCGCAATTAATATATGTCCACATTTATAATCCGATGGTTCATCTGAATAAGAATTATTATACCAATCCACAGTCATTAAATAAGTTGCCCAAACTTTACTACCGTCTCTCAATACAACTTCACACCTTTTTTCATATAAATAATTGAAAGTTGTAACTGTAACATTCTCTGAAAAACAATCCCATAGTTGCTTAAAGTGAAAGGGTATATCGTTCTCGGGTTCTTTCATGAATATTTCTGATAATGGTACTCTTGACCTTAACATACCATAATCGGTCATAATATGAAAGGTGAGTATTTTACCCGCAATTGATTGTATTCCGAAAGCATATGCCTTGTGAAATTTATTATCATCTTCAGGATTTTTTGTAAAGTGAGAAACTCTAACCAAACATTTAAACAAATCTATATTTTCATTATACACAGGCATATCTATAAATATCTAAATAAAAAAATCCCGATTTCTCGGGATTTAATTTTATGATGAACATCCGAAACATTCAAAATCGGAGTTCTCAGGTTTTGGTGGTAAATTCATATGACTATAATCTACCTTTGGTGGTTCGGGTGTTACATTTGGTTTTGATACTTTAGATATATCAACCGCCAAGTGTTTAGCCCCCGTTGAGATTGCCTTTGTTCTAACATAGTAACAAAGTGTCTTTAATCCTTTTTCCCAACTGTAGAAGTGAGAAGATGATATCTTTGATAAAGATGGATTACCCATGTAGATATTCATCGACTGTGATTGGTCAATAAATGGTCCTCTGTCTGCCGCCATTTCAATCAATGATTTTTGAGATATCTCCCAAATTGTTTTGTACTTTGGGATTAGGTGTTCAATTCTTTTAACTTTCTTATTGTAGTTTCTGTCTTCAGGGTCCAAATAATTGTTAAAATTAATTGCTTGAATTGACCCCTCGTTTAATATAATTTCATTCTTTAGGTCTTCACACCAAATACCCAACTTTTCAAAGTCATTGATGAGGTACTTATTCACAATCATAATCTCTCCTCCAACTACACGACGATTAAATATTGCCGAGTGAGCCGGTTCTGTCATTTCATATGACCCTGTGATTTTGGCCGACGAAGCAACAGGCATTTGAGCGGTGAATAAAGAGTTACAAACACCATAATCTTTAACTTCTTCTTTTAATGAATTCCAGTTCCATCTACCTGAAAGTTCAGATTCAGTTAATCCCCACATATCAAATTGAAACTGTCCCTTTGACATTGGTGAGCCTCCGAAAAATTCATACGGAAAGTATTCTCCTGACTTACAAAGTGAACAACTTTCGGTAATTGCCGCGTAGTAAATTGTTTCAAAAATTTCTTTGTTTAATTTACGAGCTTCGTCTGATGTGAAGATATAATCCATTAAATAGAATACATCGGCAAGTCCTTGTGTTCCGATTGCTATTGCTCTTTGTTCGAGACCACCTTTCTTACCTTTTTCAGTTGAGTAGTTATTGATATCTACAACTTTGTTTAGAGCTCTAACCACCTTACGAGTTTCTTCATATAATAGTTGGTGATTAAATTCTCCATCTTTAACAAAGTTCTTTAATACCATTGATGACAAGGTACAAATTGCAGTTGTTTTCTCGTCTGTGTATTGGTAAATCTCATTACAAAGGTTTGATTGTTTAATAACTCCAATATTTTGGTGATTGGTTTTATTATTAGCACTATCCTTTGAACATAAGTATGGTACTCCTGTTTCAATTTGCGACTCGATAATCTTACTCCAAACTTCTTGTGCCTTTACCTTTTTACCAAGTCCCATATTCACGGCTAATTTGTAGTTTTCCTCATACTCATTTCCGAAACTTTCTTGTAGTGGTTTGATACCCGCCTTTTTAATATCATTAGGACAGAAAAGATACCAATCGTCGTTGTTTTTAACAGCGTTCATAAAGTTATCAGGTAACCAAAGAGCGGTGAATAAATCACGAGCTCTTAATTCTTCAGCTCCTGTGTTCTTTTTGATATCAAGTAGGTCAAATATGTCTTTGTGCCATGGCTCTAAATAAATCGCCGCCGAGCCAGGTCTTCTTCCTTGTTGATTGAAGAAACGGAGTGACTCATTTACAATCTTTAAGTACTTCAATAGTCCTCCCGCATATCCACCCGAAGATGTGATACGACTTTCTTTACTACGAATATTTGACATAGAAAGTCCAATACCTGCCGCGTCGGATGAGTAGGTTGAGATGTCTCTCATCGTATTCAAAAGGCCCTCTCTTGAGTCGGAGTCATTGTAATGTAGAACACAAGATGCCAGTTGTGGGACCTTTGTTCCAGCATTAATCATGATTGGTGTTGCGGGTGATATAAGCTGGTTTGATAATGATTTGTAATATTCAACAGCCTCTTCAAATGATTTTGTAACCCAAAGAGCAACTCTCATATACATGTGCTGTGGTCTTTCGATAGTTTGACCGTTAGGTAACTTCAAAAGATACATCTCTTGTAATGAACGCCAAGCAAAGTAGTCAAAATTATAGTCATTATCGTGATTAATAACCTCATCAATATTGCTAGGTCCATAGGTCTCGATAATCTCCATAAGTTTATCATTTACAATACCATCAACATGTAACGTGTGCATGGTATTTGAAAAACTTGGGCTCGTCTCTTTATGATATGAGGATATTGCTACCGATGATGCTAGTCTTGAGTAGTCGTGGTGACTTCCTGTATAAGCCGCGGCGATTTCATAAACCAACTTATCAAGCTCCTTGGTGGTAATCTCACCTTCAGTTGGTACTGAAGTGATTACTTTAATAAAAATTTCGTCTGAATTTACATTCAAACCTTTTGCGGACCTTTTAATTCGGTTATATATTTTCTGTGGGTTAAAAGACGCGTCTTCCCCACCTCTTTTTTTAATTTTTAGTGACATCATAGTTTATAAAAATAACAAATTAAAAGTCCTCTGTAAAGGACAAAGTTTCGTTCAACTTTGCTTTTTGGTATTCGACGGTACGTGACTCAAAGAAGTTACCTTTGGTTTCAACCGCAATTTGTTCCATAAACTTAAATGGTTGCTCAACGTTAAATTGTTTTTTACATCCCAACTTAACCAAGAGACCATCCACCACAAACTCAAGATATTGTTTCATCAAGTTTGAATTCATTCCAATTAAAGAAACAGGAAGTGACTCGGTGATAAATTCTTTTTCAATCTCAAGTGCTGACAAAAGGATTTCTTTAATTCTTTTCTCACTTGGTTTTTCTTCACAGTGATTATTCAACAAATGAATTGCGAAGTCGCAGTGTAGGTTTTCATCTTTGAAGATGAGTGAGTTAGCATTACACAACCCTTGCATCAGTCCTCTTGACTTTAACCAAAAGATTGAACAAAATGACCCTGAAAAGAATATTCCTTCAACCGCCGCAAACGCCACAAGACGTTCTTGAAACGATGCGTTTGTAATCCATTCTAGTGCCCACTTTGCTTTCTTTTGTACTGCCGGCAATCTATCAATTGCGTGAAAACACTCATCCTTTTCTTTTGGGTTTGACACATAAGTATCAATCAAAAGTGAGTACATTAAACTATGGATATTTTCCATAGCAAGTTGTATTCCATAGAAAAATTTGGCCTCAGGATATTGAACTTCTCGATAGAAGTTTTCTGCCAAGTTTTCATTAACAATACCGTCTGATGCCGCAAAAAACGATAGTACGTTCTTAACAAAGTATTGTTCATTTTCTGATAGATTTTCCCAATCACGGATGTCACCGGATAAATCTACTTCCTCTGCGGTCCAAAAAGCCGCTTGGTGCATCTTATAATACTCCCAAATATCGTTATGTTCGATAGGAAATATTACAAACCTATTTGGGTTTTCTACTAAAATCTTTTCCATATTAATTAATTATTTTGTTGTTCTCGTTGTTTTCTTTTGTCCAGCAAATCTTTAATTCGCTGTCTGTTGTTTTCTTCCTTCTGTTCTTCAAGTCCCAAGAATGTTACCGAACTTTCGGTATCAATTTCTAACATACCATTATCGAACTTACAGTTTTCAAATACAATTCCGTCATCACCAATTCTTGACTTGGTTATCGCAATGGTGGCCAGTTTCATCTCTTTCTGTTGTAATGTCTTTGCCACCGATATAATAACGTGGCCAACTTGAGCTTTTTTGATTGACCCTCCCATTTGGTCGGTTGTTACAACTTCTGATGATATTGAGCTTCTGTTACCTTGAGTTGCCGTCCATCCTACAAGATTTAATTCGTGACACATCGCCTCAAATCCTCTCATAACCGAACCTTCACTCTTCCATTCATCACCCAAATTCTTATCAGGAACGATACAGTCGATATAATCTAAAACAACCATATCTAACTTAACACCATCGGCTATCATTTTTCTGAGTTGGTTTTTGATTTGAAGGATGGTAAGGGTATCTGATGGTAGCTTCTTCAATACTAGTCTATTTTCCATCTTTCCTTGTATATCCCTAACCTTATCCATAACTTCATCCTTCTTGTTTGATAACTCATCAGGATGAACTTTGGTCCATAATGTGATGTGTTTTCTTTGAATAATTTTTGGATTATCCTCGAAGAATATTTGAAGTACGTTGTATCCCAAATTAAATGCGTGGTTTGATATTTTGGTCAAGAATGTTGATTTACCAACACCTGTGGGTGCTAATATAACACCTAATTCCCCTTTTGCCAAACCACCTTTTAACAATCTGTCAATTCCTGGTATTCCCATCGGAATTGGGTGACGATAATCTTCATTTAGGACATCATCTAGGTTAGAGAATACATCGGCCATTCCATCCTCTCTTTCACCGACTTGTAAAGCCTCACGAACCAATTCTTCAAGTTTGTCATAACTCTCAAACTCACCACCGTCAATTACTTTTTGAGCCTTTGTAATCGCCTTTTGTAATTCTTGTTGCTTACAAAATTTGAGAGCCTTTTCTTGTACAAATTGAGAACCCTCAATCTGAACTTCTTTGACTTTGGTAATTGTGTCGAGGACAATTTTGGCCGCCAGCTCTTGTTGTAACTCCGCCTTTGTTATTTGTTCTAACGTATCAAAAGTAGGAACGTGTTCATACTTTGAGTGATACTCCTTAATCATCTGTATAATGATTTTGAAGTATTTGTTTTCGAAATACTGTTGTTCGATAACGTCAATGATAGACCTTCCGAAATCCTTATCTATGATAATTTGATTTAATAATTGAACTTGAAAGGAAGACCCTAAATAATCGAAATTTTTGTTTGACGCCATGAAAAATGTATTGTTGTGTTAGATAAATATTAGGACTTCAAAGTAATTCCGGCGTACTCATAAGATAATTTTCTTGACGAAAAAATGTCAGTAAGAGTCGAAAGCAAAGTTTTTATGTGCGGACGGATATCTACGGTGTATCTTATTTTAGGAGGGAAAACTTTGGCATCAATCTGATGCTGACAAATTGTCATATCACCTTGCTTAATAAAGATGTTAAAGTGCTCGGGACCATCAGTATATGACGTGTCTAACACTGCCGGATTACTCTGAATTTCATAAGAATGCTCAAGCATATAATCAATTGTTTTCATCTTCAATTGATGTGTGAACATACCTTTGAACTCGGCGAGATACTCAATCAACTCGGCCGAAAATTTGGCTGAAGGATTATAATCTCTCACATTAAAAAATCTTTGGACGATGATGTTATCATTAACCATCATCAAGAACTCCAATTTTGTTGAATCTTGCTCTTTCATAAAAAATTACTGTTTTGTTTTAAATTGTTTTTTTTCTTTTCTTGTTAGTTTCATAAATGGCTTGACGAAATTTACCCATGCTTCGTCGTGTTTTGGGAGGAACTTAAAGAACCCATCATCCATCATCATACGGATTAGGTTTCTATGTCCTCTACCTTCGGGGTCTAATGTTTCACTATAATAAAGTTTGACTAATTCCTTACCTTCCTCTGTGATTAACGGATTAGATAAATCCACGATTTTGTTGTTAATCTCGAAAAATTCATTCCCATAAATTCCTGTTTTTGTTTTACCTGAAAGTAAGTTTTGTAACGCTTTGTTTTCTTTGTCCTCAGTTAATAATACCTCGGCTCTGTTCAAAATATCGTTAAATGTTACCTCCCTGTCAAGGATTTCAGGAAATAATTTGATTAAAGTTTTTTCACCCAAGTAATAGATACCATCAATATTATCTGACTTATCACCAGATATAATCTTGTATGTTTTTACATTATAGTGGGGGATTTCCGCATCTTGTAATTTGATATAATCCCCTTTCTTAAACGTTAGTCGTTTACTTGGGGAGTAAATTGATACATTATCGGATATGAGTTGTGTGAGGTCTTTATCACTTGAAAATATGGTTATATTCTCGTCGTTAGCAATTTGACAATAATAAGCTATTAGGTCGTCCGCTTCGTTGTTATCGATATCTACTTGACGAATGAACATCTCCTCAAGGTATTGTTTAACCCTGTTTTTTTGTTCATAGAATGACTCCTCCTTAAAGTCGTAACCTGGTTTTCTGTTTTCCTTATATTGGGGGTAGATTATTTTACGGGTTAAAGAACTACCCTCTCCATCCCAAAACACAACAACCTTATCAAAGTTTTCTTCCTCAATAAAACGTCGGGTAGTATTTAGAAAATGCCAAATACCCCCAACGTGTCTTCCTTCGTGAAAAAAGTCCTTCACACCGTGAAAGCCAATCTTCAGTAGGTTATTACCATCAATTAATAATGTTTTAATCACTTAATTTTTTTTATAGGTCCGACCCATCAACTTCTTCAACTACTTCCTCATCAAGTAGAATTTCACCAGTCCCCGTTAGAACTGCGTTCCAGTACTGTGAATACTCTTTCTTATACTTTTCAAGAGCTTCTTTTGTATCAGGAATATATCCTTGTGGGACAGCGATAATTTTACCGTCAGAATATCCTAAACCATTTACGTGATTTTTCAAAATAGAGATTTTAGTTCTAATTGCGTAACGAACCGTTCTTCCATTTTTAGTTGCCGTAATATGATTAATACCGGCTTTCTTTTGATTACCAAATAAGAACACAAGAGCCGACGCTAACCAAAGAGCCTCACCACCTTTTGCTTTAATTTCAGGTTGACCAAAAGGATTGTCGGGTAAATCAACCCAAGGCTGATTAACAACAACCATGGTATTATAATATGGGTATTCCTCTTTTTTAGACTTACTAATCCTTGAATGAACTCCCATACCAATCTTATCGGCTAAGGCCGATGCGTTGTGCATCTTGCCACCCTTACCTTCAAATGTCATTTTACAAGGAATGCTACCAACAGAGTCCCATAAGAACAATAGATTATATGGTAGGTCGCCTTTTTCTTGAGCGTCTAATACTTCATTAATAAAATCAGTTGCTTGTTCGATATAATCAAAACTATCGTTAAAGATAAAATCTCCATCCCACTCTCCATCCGAGTTTTGGGAAGCAACCAATCCTAACTCAACAGCGTGTGTCCAAGACCATTTTTTTTCCGTAATGATAAAAACAGGTAGGTGACCCTTTTTCTGAGCATCAACCGCAGCCAAAATCATTGCTGTGGTTTTTGATGAATTCGAGTGACCCAAAAACATACTAATACCACCCATAACAGGGCCTGGTAATCCGCAAGCCTCCAAGAAAGCCTCACCACAATTGTAGTAATTCTCTTCTTTGTACTTTGTTTTCGATGAGAATTTAGACTTGATTGAGTCCAAACCCACTTCTTTTTTCTTAATTGCCATTTGGTTCAATTTTGATAAGAGCTTGAATTATTTCTAATTTGTCTTTTGCGTTGGCATACTTATCCAACATTTTGTCCATTTCTTCCAAGTGTTGGGGATGTTCTCCAATGCCAACAGGGTTGTTAAAATAAATTAAGAGTGAGGTTTCCGCCTCCGCGATGTCGGCCTCATATCTCTTTGTGAGCGCCTTCAACATACTTTCAGCAATTTTCATATAAATAAATTTTTAAATAATAAAAAAAGCATGGACACTCCGTGAATAAGTGTCCATGCCGTATTAATTAGAATGGTAAATCACCATCGGGTTCGTCATTGACTTGTGGGTCCTCGTAGGTTTTTCCACCCATAGACATTTCTGATGCTTCAGAATTTCCATAGACATATTTGCCAGCGTCAGAGTCCCAACGTGGAGTTTCACCACGAGCAATTGCCTCCAAATATTCAACAGGCTTTTTAGAATATACATCAGCCCAAGAAAGCTCATCCTTAACCCAAGAGTCGGCGGTTGCTTTGTCTTCATGAACAGGAGTTGGGTCATCATACATAATTGTTTGAATAACCGTGTATGTTGCCCCTTTTGGGGTTTTAGCTTTGGTCATTTCAAGAATGATGTCACGTCCTTTATCAGGGTCGGTGATATCACCTTTTGCTCTCCAAATCGGGATAATCTTATCAAGAATACCTTCGTTCTTGTAGTTGTGCTTGAAACGCCAGAATTTAACTCCGTCTTGCTCGTTATCACGGTCGATAACTTTTACAATATAAAACTTACGTGGCTTATATTGTTTTGCCAGTTCTTTGTCAGCCTCTCTGCCGGTTGCCATGAGCTCGTCATAAACTTCCGTCAATGGAGAACGCTCATTGTCATTTTTACCTGGGTCGTAGATTTTATTCCACTTACCATCAACTTGAACTTCGTGATACCATACCTCTTTGAACGGAGAGCTTCCGTCTTTTGTAGGTAGGATACGAAGTCGCTTTTGACCTTGTTTTTCGCTGTCTTTGAGAATTGCCGCGAAATACTTTTTCATTCTTTCATCTTGAGACATTTTTGAGGTGTTAGATGAACCACCTTGTTTTGAACTCTCATATTGAGCCAAAACTGAATCTAAAGTGTTTGTCGCCATAATATATAAAATTAATAATTTACTAAAATATAAGTGTCAGCCGTAGTGTTGTCAAATATAAAACAAATTGTTTTTCTTACCTAACTTCTTTGAAGTCCTGTATTCCATCCTCATTTTCATCATCAAAGTTTCTGAAACTTTTTTTAATGTCGTTGGGTGAAAATCCTTCTACTTCGTCTGAAGTTAAAACATACTCATTCTTTCCCGTCTTTTCAAGTTCTTCTTGTTTGTCTTCGAAGAATTGAGATAGTTTTTGATTGAAAGGTCCTGAGTCTAAACTTCTTAACTCCAGTTTTTCTTCAGGACTTTTTGGTCTATATTTTTCAACTTTTTGTTCCAAGTCATTTAACTTTTGTACAATACTATCCATGTTACCTAATTTAGACTCTAAATCCTCTAAATGCTTGAATAGATTGTCAAAATATTCTTCTTGTTTTTTCTCAGCATTTTGTTGTGATTGTACCAAGTCGGTAATCTCCAACTCTTCTCTTTTTTCTTTTTCATCACCAACTTTTTCAACGTCAGGGTCTTTCTCAACATCTACAGGTTGTGGAGCCGCTCCCGCAGCAGGTGGTGCTGGTGGTGGAGCCGCTCCTGCTTCAGGGGCCGGTGCCGGTTCTCCTGGAGGAGGTGGTAATGCCGCACCAGCTTCAGGAGGAGGTGGTAGAGCACCTTCTTCACCTGGTAATGGTGGTACATCTTGTTCAGTAATATACTGATTGATTTTTTTGTGTCTTTGAATTTCTTCTAAAATTTTCTTATCTATGGACATGGTTTAACCGTTTAAAAGTTGTTTAACTCCAGTCATTGTTTCGACTTGAATTTTTTTATTTTGTTTCATGGTATTGTCTACTCTTTCAATCAATCCATCTTTCATTCTTAAAGTATAACATTCCCCTGTATCCAAGTCACAAACTTCTTTGTAACCGTTTCCTGTTTCTTTTTCGGTGATACGAGTATTCTTACCCAAGTATCTATCCAAAACTTCTTTCGTGTTCATAGTATTTTATTTATAAATATTATTTAATGTAGAAAAATTACGCATTTGATGAATTAAAGAGGTTGATGGCACTTTGTACTTCGGACTCTAAATTACTTAACTGAGTTGGGTCATATGAATTGTATATGTCTTCTCTATTAAGTGTTTGAGCCGCGAATTGTTCAATATAAAATTTAGCAATTGTTTTAGCATCAATTTGTTCAACTTTATACATTCTGTCTTTCCATCTCTCAACTAAATATTTAAGTGAGTCATCTGAAGTTGCAAACGAAACAAACGGAACATTACTTGATGAACAGAAATATGTTTTTTCCATGTAATTTTTATTCCAATCTTGTTGTAAATCCAATCCAATAAAATTATTGTTATTCGCCTGAAACCCTGTTTGGGTTCCTGAAGCAATGTAAGCCGCAGCAAACACACACATATTTAATTTATCTTTTGCGGTTATTGTAGTCGCTCCCACTAAAGATTTAACTTTTCCAACCATTTGATTTGTTGTTAAAGTTTCTTTAATGGCTTTCTTATAAGTAAATTCTGCGAAATTAGTAGACGCAGTACAAGATTGATTTGCGGAGGCCGAATTTGTTGGGTTACTACTTACAAAATCATTTAGTTGTTTTTGTTGAGCCTTTATATTCTCCGCCTTTTTAGCCTCATTATTAATCGCTTCTTTCTGTCTATTACTTTCTTCCACTATTGAGTTCAAAAGATTTGTTTTCAATATTTGTAAGAAGTTGTCTATCTTTGGTAAGGACGCTGTCGGTTGTCTTACCGCTTCCAATATAGTTTCGAAACTTCCAGGATTTACCGTATGGGTTACTTTAGTAATCATATAAGGACCACTAAACATTGGTACGTGTCTGAGATTAAAATACATGGTAGGTTGTATCATAGCGTTACCCATCAAACTCACAGTGCAAGTATAGCTTCTATTTTTATAAAGATTATATAAAGAAAGGTTTTGGGTTGCTACAGCTCTATTACCTCCCTGATTAGCCATCTGATTTAATACTTGTAAGGCCTCAGCAGTACTCTGACTGTTACCTTGATTGATGTTAAATCCGTAAAATATAGATTGATTTTGTGGGCCTATGTCAACACTAAATCCAACAACTTTATTTGATTTATCCCAATCGGTTTTATCAATTTGATTTTCAGCGAGCGGATTACTTGAAGCCTTTGTAATCTCAAAAGCATCATCCCGAAATCTAAAATCAACGTTGTCTTTTACATCAACAATCTCACTTGGTTTTCCACTATAGAAACAAACCATTTTAGCGCTTGAGTCTCTATAATCCACATTTAAGAATGTACCAAACAAATTATTTGCAAAATCTGAAGTACTATCCAATCTTGGTTTAGCGTTTTTCTGAGCTTCTTGTACATTATAAAAATTAACATAAGATGGTATATTCATAACCACAAAGTTATTTTCTACAAGTATAGTTGTAACAAATCCTAACATATTGTTAGTTGGGTCAATCGTCATAAGTTGATTTCTCAATTTATATATGTCGCAAAGTACAACATCACCTATGTTCCTACTAGCTCTATCTAATAATAAAACATCTTCAAATAATGTTTTTTGTTTAAAATCATTACCCGCAATCCATTTATCATTTATTGCTTTGAATGTTTCCCACAAATCAACTTTGGGTTGTGGGCCCTCTAAAACCGACTCATTTAAAACTTCTGATTTTAAACTAATATCGGGTAGTTTTTTTCTTATTTTGATAAAAAAACTGTCTAATATTTTATTTTGAAACTCATCAGTATTTCTTACAAATTCACCCAATGAATTTGATAACGTTGACTTACTCCATTTACCAACAGGGTCTGGTACTGCCGGAAATTGCGGTGTGGGGGTTTTAATAATATTAGTAATTTCGGGTGCAGAAGCTTGATTACCATAAATTGCCTGTAACGCCTCATTAACAATTCCTATACTATCAGGATTTGCCGATATAGATATTTTTTCCCCCACATATATTGGTTCATCATTTTGACCGACAAGTACCGCAAATTTTCTTGGTCCTTGTTTGAAAATTAAAACTTTTGTACCTCCTCTTTCGTTAGGTGCTAATTCGTATGTTTCGATTAATGCTCCCTCATATGGTTGAGTTGCGGGTAAGGTTGGTGGAGTTGAGTTTGTTTGAAACTGAGCGAGTTTTTGTGAGGCATAAATTTTTATAATCGGGTATAAATTCTTAATATTATTTTCATTAAATGCAACATTCAAGTCAATAAAAAAGTCGGTAATGTATGACCCATTATCCGAATAACTAATACTAGATATGTCTGAAAACCCTACATATGTTTCCAAAGCTTTCCACGCATCAGGATAATTCGCCTTCGAGTCTATTAATGTTACACTACCTCCAGCGGTCGGTAACGCGTTTGGTGTTTTTTCTTTATAACTTTCCCAAGTGAATGGGTCATCAATTATAGAAGGAGTAAAAGAATAAAATAATTTTTTATTGTAGTTTGATGGGTTACCAAACTTAAATCCCACATCGAAAGTTAAAAAATTATTTAATACACTCGATATTGTCGTGGTTTGTTTATCCTGTACCGAAGAAATAATTTGGTCACCTGTAGTACCCGTAATTTTTGGTACGGTCATCATGGTGGTGAAGAGTATTTGAAAATTTCTAAGGTTGGTTGTTAAACTTGATTCTAGGTTAGTTTGTTGTGTTGTAGATGTTGTGGCGGTAGTTGCTGTTGTAGTTTGATTGACTTGTTGAGCATAAGAATCGGTCATGGATAACGGTTTAATCAAACCACTATCAACATAATCATATTTACAAACTGAGAAGCTTAAAAATTCTTCTTCAAACTTATCCAAAATTTCCTTCTCGAAAACCGAAAATATCTCACTAATCTTTGTGTATGTTGGTGAAGCGTTAAGCGTAAAATGGTCTTGTTCCTCTTGATTTATGAATATAGTTTTCAAATACTCTTCCGGTGTCGGCTTCAATAAATTTTCAAAGTCAAAATATCCATAATGGGGTGCCGCCCAAAACATTCTGACCGACCCATTGAACATTGCGGTATTTCCATTAACTTCTTTAACTATTTTACCGTCTTTGAAGCATTCGTCCTTAGTTTGATTATATGTTGAGCCTTGGGATGGTATTATAAATTGATTAGTTCTATTCTTATCTTCCACAAGAACGCTCCAGTTTATAATTCTCAAGTCTCTAAGTGGATTTGCATCGTCAAACCCTTCCGCAAAATCTATAATTGAGTCTTGGGAATAATTTAAGCTTAATCCTTTTATAAAACTATCCTGTATTGATTGGTCGCTATATGGAGTATTAAACGCATTCGTTATTGTAAATCCTATGTTATTAACATTCTGTGAAGTACTAACCAAATAGTTTCCAGGGCCTCCAGGAGTTCCGTCTGTTTGAGATAGTATCTGAGTCCCATTTAATCCACTACCCTGAAGAATAAATCCCGTTGTTAATGAATTATGATTTACAGTCAACACAGTTAACACATTCCCATTTGAAGAACAGGTTCCTTTTATTTCGGTACTAGTATCTATTATGTTGTACCCTTGGTAAAATACATTAAAATCGTTAATAACTTTTGGGTAAAATCCAGTATTGATTAGCGATGATGTTTCGGTACCAAACACTGTATCTTTTTGTAGTACAATGTCAAATGGAGCCCCATTCAGAATTAATCCATAATTTCTGGTGGGGTCTGAATTTAACGGGTCAAAGTTTTGTGACGAGTTAAATGTCGTCCATGAAGTGTCAAGAATATCAATACCTTTATCACTGTATTCTTTATATCTATGCCAAATTGACCCTATTTTTAAAATCCAAGGGTATGGTACTTTATGAATAGCACCAAACTTCTTCATGGATGCAAATATATAGTTTAGTGGTTTACTAAATACTCCTTCGTCATTTGATGTTTCTAAAGTTTGGTATTTTTCTCTGAGTGTTGGTAATGGTAATGAATTTAAAAACAAGTAAGCCGCAACTTTGTAGGGATGTTTGTCCGACTTCCTAAAACTTTCTACACCTTCAGATATCGAATTTACAAAAAATGGTGTATTCAACAATGAAGTTGTTTGAGCACTTAATAAAATACCATTATAATTTGAGTAATTTACATTACCCTCTGTCACTAACTGTTTCTTTGGTTTTCTATTTTCATAGAATGTTTTAATGTTTTCTGAATTTACATTAGGGACCTTACTTGATTTATATATAAAGTTAGTAACAATTCTTTTTTGGTCAGGACTTGTAGAATCTAAAAAATCAGATATAACTTTTTTTGTTTTATTAAACGATAAAACTTTATCGGTCGCAAAAGCTTGTTTAGCATCAGATATTGATTGTCCATTTGCCAAACCTTGTTTTACCCATACATTACTTATGAAAGGATAAATGTCGGTCACATCGAATACATCAGATAAAGACCCACCTGTTATAAAATTAATCAAATCCTCTTCCTTTTCCAACCCAACCAATGGCTCTGATATCGGAGCAAGTAATGTTGCCAAATCCATGAATTCAAATTCTGAATTTGTAATTAAATTTCTAATATAATTTGTGTTATATATTCCCCTCAAATAATTTTGCCAACTTTGTCCAGTCCCGTCATTAGAAAATGACCTCAATGTTTGTAAATAACTCGATGAAGCAAACGCGTAATTTTTTAATTTTTCCAACAAGAATGGATTTGTACTACCCAAACTTGTAATTAGATTTGTTGCTTCAGCGTCCGCCAATAAATCAACAATTTTATCCTGTTCGGCGATTGAATTTGTACATCTCGATAATTTTGAATAGTTCGACACAAAATTTATTCTTTCATAAATCTCAAAGAAAAACTTAACCTCTTCCTTATTTGAAAAAACAATATTATTTATTGGGAATTCAATCGCATTAAAAGATATTCTCTTTGGGTCGGTTAATTCATTAAATCCAGTGTTGGGATTTTGTGGGGGTAGTGTTCTCTCAACATATCCTTTGATAAACTCTTCCTCAAATTCAATTTCAGGCCATACGTCATATTGATATCCCTTTGTTTGTTGTATTACGTCACTATCGCCAGGATATTTTATCTCATATTTTTCTTGTCCCTTTTCTCCTGTGGTCTCAACAATAAACTGAGGCCACGGATATACAGGATTTTCATTATTTAATCCAGGGTCCAAAGCATCTTGTGAGGCGCTTTCAATTTGTTTATTGAAAATCGCGCTCTTTCTGTCGGGATGGTCTCTTTGATTCCACGCCTCTCTATGAGTGTCGTCCATTAATCTTATGAATGCCTCACCACTGGCATATATTACCGCTAGTACATTTCTGATGTTGGGGACAAACCCAATTCCGTTATTTGAATTTTGTAGGAGGTCGGCTAGCGCCTTTGTTAAATCTTCCTCAATTTGAGTCTGAAACGCTTTTAACTTTTTTTGCATTTGTTCAATCTCACCAAGAAAAGTAGGGTCCATGAAATTAGAAACATTATTTATAATTTCATTTGTATTATTGTCAAAAGCAAAGTATTGATAGACTGTTGTTATTTGTCCATCCTTCAGTGTGGTATCAGATGCGGTAAATAAGTTTCGTTTAGAAAAGTCAGACTTCAGTTCTGAAATTTGTAATTCAGTAGGTTCAGTATTGCCACTTATTAGTTTGAATGTCTCGACAAAATCTATTTCATCAGGTGTTGTAAATGTTCTTACAAAAGTTTTATCATAATTTATCTTAACCGGAATTGATATCCTTTTAGTCTCAGTACCTATTTTATAGGACCCGTTATCACCTAATGTATTATTGTCTTTTAATTTTTTATTATAACTATCAATTAAAGCCTTCAGTTGGATGATAGCCTCTTGTTTTTTCTGAGCGTCAAAATTTTTCTTAAATGTATATATTTTGGTTTTAAATGGATTTGCCAGAATATATGGAGCAGTCGTATCCATATACTTGTTAAACCAAGAACCCGCGGTTTCGCCTTGCGCTGTATATACATCTTTCACATATTCATTGATGGTTTTTTGATAAATTTCCAAATCAGTTAATGGGTTCATATTAACTTTTGTGAAATTATCCAACACATTTTTTATAAAATTTTCGAGTCTATATTGTAATTCTACTATTGTTAATTCAGGAAAATCATCAGGAATTAATCCCTTTGATTTATACTCTGAATACATTTCTTTTATTTTTTCATACCCTATTTCCGCAAAACTTTGATTTATCGGTGAAGTACCTCCGCCACCACTTGTTAGTGCCTTTACTTGAACACTTGATTTGAACATGTGTGGTGTAGCCATTAACATACCCATCGAAATTTCCGCCAACATAGTGTATTTGTATGTGTAGAAAACCAAAGATATTTCGAAGTTACTGGTCCCCGCGTCAAATCTAGAATTAAAACTTTGTAACATTAACTCTAGTCTTATTGCCTTTCCATAAAATCCTTTGAGTGTAAGGAAAAACTTGGGGTATGGTAAATTAAAAAACGCAGCATAAGGTGAATTATTTCCGCCTTCAAATAATGCTCTTCCTTTAACATCAATTAATTCAACTGTAATTACGGGATAGAATGAGGTGTCCAATTTTACTGTTATATTTCTTACCCCTAATAATCCATTGTCGGTGGAGCCTTGTTTGCCTCCCGACGTAATTGTTTGTCTAATGTAAAAGTCATTACTTTTATTAGGATTTGAAATTCCTGTCTGTTTTGGTTGATTAACTCCTTCCCCTTTTAATGAATTTTGTCCAGTTATTTCATCTGTATATGAATTATCTAAAAATGTTTTGTCGCCAGGTTTTAAAAAATTAATCGAGGCGATGGATACGGTTTGTATCGCATCATTATTAGCAACTCCCAAAGCTAATTTGGTTCTTGGGAGCATTTTGCATTCTAAATTTACGTAATATACAAGGTCTTCTTGATTAACAAATCTTTCTTTAACTTTACCTTGAGCATCGACTACTTTATTAGGGTCAACTATGGTAATGTTGTTATAATCAAATTCTGTTAATATATTCTCGTTATTACCTACCATAGTAGAAGAAGTGATTGTCTAAAGCGTTTTTATAGTCTTGTAACGAAGCTACTAAAGGAAACGGAATAGTCAATATTGACCCGTCAGCAATGTTCCATTCTTGTCCGCCATATTTAGGATTAGCCGCTAAAATTAACCATCCGAAATATGGAGTACCGTAATATTGTTGTGATATTTTATCAAGTCTTGACTGACTAATTTTATATATAAATCTTTTATCTGTCGATTTACTTGGTAAATTAACATATGGTACAACGGTTTGTTGTCCATTAATTACAAAGTTACTATATCTGTTAAAATATTGTCTTCCGGCCATATCACTTAAATTTAAATGGATTTAGATATAAGTCTTTAATTTTTTCTCCATTTGCTTGTACATCCGAGTTTGGTGTTGTGTCATACGTGAATTTCCTAAGTTTTCCTTTTACATACATTTCCCCATCTAAACCATCAACAAACTTCTTATAATCTTGAACTTTCTTAAAGTCCTTCATGTATTTTTCCTCTTCTCTTATCTGTTTTTTGTATCTATCAGCAACATCTTCAACAATTCTATTTATTCTTCTTACTAATTGGTTATCACCCTCAAATCCTTTATTGATAGCCTCTTCGAATTGTTCTAATTTAGATTTATCAGTTAAAATTCTACAAATGACAATATAAAAATATTTATCCCATTCTTCATATGTTGGGTCAAATTCATCGGTAAATGGTGTTTCATACATACCGTCATAATAGTTGTTCGTAAAAATATTATAATCCTCACTTACAACTGTATTAAACCTTGGTAAAACATCTATAAACCTTTCAAAATCATTTTTTAACTCAACCAATGTATCAGCGGTGGCCGGGTCACTTGTTGATGAAATTTCTGAAGTCCCTGATGTATTATAAACTCTTGGTACATTACCCGATAATAATTTACCATCCAATGATTGTGAAACTAAACTAACCTTTCTCACAGTTTGATAAAAATTCTGTTGGTAAATTGTAATTTCTTGTACGATAGTTGAGATAGAATTTGAGAAGTCAGTCTGCGATGTCTTTAAATAATTACTCAAGTTATTTTTCAGATTGTCTAAAATTATTCCACTATATGATGACCCATGTTTAGTTATAAACTCTGCGATTATTGGGTTATATTCATCATTGACCCCTTCATAATTTAAATCAAATAAAGAATTTACCGCTCCTTCGTAATTTGATGGATTGCCATATATCAATACTTTTTCATCATCCCCTCCGTTCTTAGTTGGTAAATCGGTACTATCAGGATTATTTTCTCTTCTATCATTTAACATCATGAGTACTCCATAGTTATTTATCAATACAACTTTTTCGAGTTGATTAACAATAGTTGTAAAGTAATCTTTTGTACCGTCATACAGCTTATCCATAATGTCTTTATAACCTATCTCACCTGTCTGTCCACTAGCAACCGGTATATTAGTTATAATTGTACCAATAGTAGTTCCACCATCATTTGGTTGTTGATTATCGACCTGAGCAGGAGTAGCAGGTTGTTCTCCATCTAAAACAGCATCAACCAACGTTTTATCTAATGCCGATGTATCTTCAGTGAATACCGCTCTATCATCATACACTTCAGTATTACCATAATAATTAAATGACAATGCATTCTGTAATTGTTCAACAGGTTTAGCAATTCCTTGTCCTCCTATTACATTGAAGGAAAGTGTTATGTTCGCCATCATTGGTTGTACTCCAATACCTTCAGGATTTAAATCGAACATTAACGGTTCATATCCAATTTGTAACCCTGTAGGTATTATCTTGGTATGAAAGAAATCACCAATTCTTAATACTAAAACAGGTGGGGCTCCGAATGATGTATTAACAGCATCGTTATATTTTGGTGTTCCATCAGGACCAATTACAGGAATGGTTTCACCTGGTCTTACGCATTGATTCAAGAATGTCAATCTTGAATTCAATCCTTCAGGTGTCATAGAGTGAAACGCAGGATTAAAGTATTTTATTTTTTCTTGTATTGAGTCATAGATAAAAGGATTGGTTTCCTTTATCACCTCAAAATAATCACATTCAGAAAATAATTGTCTTAATATTTTTTTACCAATACCGTCTTTTAATTTTTTAACAATATCAACTGTTGGTTGTGGTTGTGGTGGATATTCTGTTATGGTAGATGCCGATGTTCTTGTTTCTTTGGATTTTATCGTTTTTGGAGGTTCCGGTTTAGGTTGTTCTGGTATTATTGCAGTCACATTAATATTTGATATACGTACCCTTCTACATGCCATTGCACTAACTGAGTAGGTTTGAGAATTATTAGTAACTTTGTTATTCTTATCTTTAATATCTGTGGTACAATTTATTGAATCTTGTGTTTGAATTCCTAAGTCTTCAGTTGAAGCGGTGGTGGTACCTGTAGTGGTTTCTATTGAATACTGTGGTATAGTGATGCTTTCTCCCGCACCTTGTTCTGATGTAATTGTAAATGTTTGGTTGTCGAGATAATCTCCAAGTCCATTATTCCTAAAATAATTTTTAACGGAGTCTATTCGTCTTAAAGACAAAGAGTCGTTATATTGGGTACTTGCTTTGGCCGATGCCGAACCAACCATAGTAATACTTATAGTTCCTTTTTTATTAGATAGGATATCTATAGCATCGGTAATAAATTTTTTGTTTATTACTTCAAAATTATTTTCGATTATTCTAGTGAAAAAAGTATCGGTGTTAACCTCAAAACTTCCACTGGGAAAAGTAGAAGCGGCGATTGAACTATAAGTTGATTTTTGTGATATGTAACTTTGATACGCACTTTGATAATCTTCGCTAGTAGTTGTGACATTTTTATCTTTTGGTCCTGGTACGTCATTGTCAAAATAAAACGCAAACCCAAGGTACTTTGAATTAAATGCCGCAACTGATGGGTCAGGACCTACTTCTGGTACAGGTTCAGCAGCTTCAGTTGTTTCAACATCAACCTGATAGTTTACAGGTATTTCTCTTTTAACACCGGCCAATTCTTCTGGGGTTAATCTTGGGTTATTAATTATTTCTTGGTATGTGAATAAATCTTTAGATGGTATTGTATTAAACTTTTTGGCTAGTTCGTATATATCATATTTTACACAACCAGCAAAGAATGAATCAATTATTGAATTGACCTTTTCTTTACTCTGACCTTTTAATTGTTTCTCAATGATTGCATTTATTACCGAAGGACTATCCACAATTATTTTCCAACTCAAACTACCCGTTCTACTTGTATCTTTATATGTGTAAATTGGTTCGGGTCTTCCGATGAAAGATGTTGGGTTCCAGTTTGGTGTACTAGACTCGTTAAACTTAATGTCGTAAGGAGGAAACCACATAACTCTACCTCCATTAGGTCCTTTTTCACAATCAGGTAACTCATCATATGTAAATCCAGGTCTTGATGATGTCCTCCATGCTAAATTCTCAATAGAAAACATATATTTTTTAGCAATAATCTTACCATCGGCACCTTTTAATAAATTTGTAGAACCAATTCTATCATCACCTGAACCTCTTAATGGAGCAATATTCAAATTGTAAGTATTGTCCATCACCGAATTATTAAATCTTCTTCCTGATTTGGTAATGCCATCCACTTTTTGTAAATCCGCGTATGTTAAATAAGGTGTATCTTTAGCGAATACTCTACAATATTCTCTTCCTACTTCACCTCCTGTTGTATTGTCCGTATATGAAACAACTTGTGAACCTTTAGTCATTTCTTTATATCCGTCGTTGAATACTTTGCTGACTTGATTAATTGCGTTACCTACATGTTTTAGTTTTGCAATTCCTTGTAAGTTATCCGCAGATTGTATAATTCTTTGGGTATTGTCAAGTATGGAGTTTCTCTTAAAATCAATATTTGTTGATTCTCCTTTTGTATAATTGGCACTTACAACATTGAATTCTTCGTCTCTACTTCCAATTCCTCCTCCCACAGTTGGTTTATATCCTGCGGCTCCCTTGTATTTTGGTGAAGTCCAAACGAATGCCCCCGTGATATCTCCAGTATCAGAATAATTTTTTGCTTTTAAACCAAAATTTATTTGAGTTTCATTTCCCTCATATAATATACCGAGTTCAGAAGGTCCAAATACAGGAGCGTTGACCTGTTGCCCATAAGGATTTACCGGCACTTGATTTGGTGGAGATGTTATAGTACTTGGTTCCGCGTTTCTACTACCAACATAATAACCAGGACCAAAACTATTTCCTCCCAATAAATCAACTGCGGCGTTTACAATACCTGAGGCAATACCTAACAAACCTCCAAATTGTTCTTGATAAGCAGGTTGATATCTATTAAAATCAAGATTATTGAATAGAGCCGACCTTTGAGCGTTACCGGTATTTGCTAAGAAAATTTCAGAAGGATTTCTTGTGATGTTTAATACTGGTCCTAAAAATCCTCCTGTTAATTGATTAACAACATTTAATGCATTTGATATTTGTGGAGATTGTCCATTCGGTATATTTTCTTCAAAGTAATCACCGGGTATTGGCGATACGGGCCAATAAGCGCTTGCCAATCTTGTCGCTAAATCAACCGTTCTTAATATGGGATTTTCAGGAACAGTAATCCTGTAGTTTCGATATACTAAAGGTTCTTTACCCGAAGCAACTAAACTAGCTTCAAATGGGTCCTGTAACGCCTGTAAATTAACTAAACCTAAACTGTTTTGATATATTTCGGCATTAATTCTAACTTCAAACAGTTTTTTTAACTGTTCCGCACCAAGTTTAGCAATGTATGAGTCCTGTGATAAAGGACCATTGTCACCTGTCGGATTGTTTGATAATAGTATCTGATATGGTGAATAAGTTGAGGGTACAAAACTTGGTGGTTCCCAGTATTGAATAAAATATTTAAAACTTAAAGGGATGTCTTCTGTACTGTATAAAAACTTATATCCATCGTCTGGTAGATATCTATTTTGATTGTTGGGGGCAAATGCCGACCCATTCAAGTAATATTCTGAAGATAATACTAATGGACTTACCGAGAATGGATAATAAGGTCCTTGATTTGGGTCAACGGGTAAAAGCGGACCATTATATGTAATGTCTAAATTATATCCACCGTCAGGACCAAATTCATTTAATGGATACAATTTATTGGCAAATGGATTTTCTGCAATGTATTCATCAGGTGAATTAACCACTGACAAGTCCGATTGGTCGTATTCATAAGTTAATTGATTTGCCGGTGGAGAATAAACACCCGGCACATTATAAGGTGCCAAGTTTCTCGCAATCAAT